CATCTTGAACCACTCGGGAGGACCGAACTCGTCGATGCTCTTCTGCGCCTCAGTGCTCGGTTGCGCTATCTGCGGAGGCGCTTCTTGCTCAGGCTCGACCACGTCCGCATTCTCGTCCTCGTAGTCGGCTTCGACTCCAGTATCGCTCTCGGCGGATGCTTCCCGACTCTCACGAAGCATCCGTGCGACCTCCTGCACGTCGCGCCGTTGCTTCGGCGTCCTTGTCATCGGCCGGGGCTGCGTAGCGATCACTTCGGGCGCGGGCGCCTGAACAAACCGCTGCGGTATTTGATTGCTCGTCATCGTTCTCTTCCTCCGCCCAGCAAGGTGCCATCATGGAACCTTGAGGTCGACCTCAAGGTCGGCGGCATCATCGAAACGTGCCCACTCCACGCACAGGTTTCGGTGCAGAAGAGATGTTCGAAGCGGTCGCAGCGCTCAGGAAAGCAAACGTTCCGCCCTATCGCTGCATCTGCGGACGCGAATGGTACTTCTCGATGCCCGACGGGTGGAAAGTCGGCGACAACGTTCTGTTCTACTGCGACTGCGGTACGACGAATAAGCGGGCCCGGTAGAGCAGGGAGGAGAAGGTGTTCGTCGAGGCTGCGAACACTGCCCACCGGACCCATACGCGGGGCACGCATACGTTGCGCGCCCCCCTGCTCCTCTGCGTCCTCGACGAGCTTTGCGACGAACCGTCGTCAGCGATGCATTGACTACCAGTGTTGCGAAACGCGGCATGATCGCCACATGCGAACAATCGATCTGACCGACCAAGTCTTTGGACGTCTCATGGCGCTCCAGCCCGGAGAGACACGCGGCGGTAAGCGCACATGGATCTGTCTCTGCGTTTGCGGTTCCGAACGTGAGTACATAACTGGCAACCTCCGAAGCGGACAAGCGCGCTCGTGTGGTTGTTCGAAAATCGCAGCCGGAGAACGCCGTCGCTTGCGACTGGAAGGTCAACGCTTCGGGCGACTGGTCGTCATTGCGCCAGAGCGGATCAAAGGAACACGTAACATCGGCTGGCGCTGCGCCTGTGATTGCGGCTCGTCGTCGAAGCTGTACCGCGCGACGGACCTGAAGTCGGGCAAGACGACCTCCTGCGGCTGCTTCCGTCGAGAGATAACACGCGTGAACTGGACGAAGCACGGATACGCGATGAGCGGTGCTCCAAGTCCACTCTACCAAGTCTGGGGCAGCATGATTCAGCGATGCATCAACCCGCATGATGCTGGCTTTGCCGATTACGGCGGAAGAGGCATCGGGGTCTGCGAACGCTGGAGAGGGGAGCATGGATTCGAGAACTTCCTACACGACGTGGGTGAGCGCCCGCCGGGACGGAATGAAAAGGGACCGTTGTTCACGATCGAGCGAATCAACAATGACGGGAACTACGAACCTGGGAACTGCCGTTGGGCGACGAGGAAGGAGCAGTGCGCGAACCGTCGCCCTCCTTCTCGTTGATCAAGCGACAATGTCAAAATCCGAGGAGATCCAGTCGAAATCCATCGCGACGTAGTCCTTCGCGTTGCCCGCCTCGAGTGGGATGTCGCCGAAGTTCAAGTCGGGGAACGTCATAACGGGGGACTCGCCGTTCGGGAAATTCATCGTCGCGACGATGTTGAACACGATCGTCGGGTCGATCCTCTCGGCGCGCGTCTGAAGGTCTTGGATGAACCCTGTGAACGCCTCGTCGTAGAGGTGAAACTTCAGCTTCCCCTCGCAGCCGGCGAAGATCTCGTCTGTCCGCACGGTCTGCTCGCCGATGTAGCGCTGCACAAGCTTCTCGAACTTGAACGTCACACCGAAGCTGTCGATCGCAGTCAGCGTCTCTGCGAGCGATCCGTTGTCCGTGATCGCGAGCGCGACGTCCGCGCCCCTAATGCGTTGGTTGATTGCCACGATCCGTTCCTCCTACGTGCTCGTTGTGACGACCGTGTCGCCGATCATGCTGTCAATCACCATGTCGTCCATCGACGGAAGGGTCGTGACGAGCAGGAGGAAGCGCCAGATGCCGAGCGAGGTCGGGGCGATGCCTCCTGCGGGTGCGATGTTCGGCGTCTTCGTGTCGAGATAGAACCCCGCGATACGCTGCTGATTCAGGTTTTGAGGACTGAGCAATCCGATCATGAACTGCCGGATCATCAGCGTTGCCGCCTGCTGCCGGGCGATTGTCATCAGCTTCTTACAGAAGCCGTCGAGCGCACTCGTAAGCGAGTCCTGGATGTAGTCCGCCATCCTGCGGCGATGGATCGGCGCGAGCGATGGATATGTGCTCGGGTTCACGCTCGTCACACCACTCTGGAACACCAGCGTGCCGCTCGTGAACTTCGGCGCGCAGATCCCGTTCGCCTTGAAGTTTATGTAGTCGTTGACCGAGAACGGGTTGCCGCCGTTGACGTTCGGCTCGAGTGCGATCGCCGCGCCCGTGACCGCCGTTAGCTGTCCTGGGTTCTCCTCCGGGTTGAGTTGCGACATCACGCTCGCGCAATAGCCATCGCTCCCAACGGTCACAATGCCGGTCGACGTGAAGCCCGTCCCACCCACGATCCCGATGGTCGCGATGGCGGGCACGCTCTGCGTCACACCCGGATAGTTGTAGATGATCCTGTCGTACGATGTCGCCCCAACGCCAGGAGACGCGACCGAGCTTTCCGCAACGCTCGCGAGCGTTCCGATGGGCGGCCGCACACACGCGACACGACCGAGCACGCCGGCGCCGCCATTGTCGCCGAGCGCTTGCATGGTTGCCTTGAGCTGCAACCTGACCGAGTTCGACTGCCGTGCTGAAAGCTGGATGTTGATGTCGTGCGAGACGTCATCGGGGTTCAACGTCGCGCCGATGGCTGCCGTGTACGCCGCGTCGATCGCCGACTCCGACAACGATGCGCTCACGGTCAGAGGATTGGTCACCGCGAACGAGTCGAGCAGGATAGGCGTGAGCGCATTCACAGCGTTTACCGTTGTCGGAGCGGCACTCGTCGAAACCGTCACGCCATCGTCCGTTGCCGGACGAATCTTCACGCTGTACGGGCCCGCGCCCGATGCCGTTGTTCCGACGATCGCGGTCGCTGTGACGTTCACGCTCTGCATGATCACGTACTGGTTTCCAGCAGGTACACCAACGATCGTGCCTGCTGGAATAGTTCCGGCGTTGCCAGTGCTCGCGGCGTCGGTCACACCGATCGGGAACCCAAACGCAGTCGCCGTGCTCGTGCTTGCGATCTTGATGCTGTCCGTCGATGGGGTCGACGACGATCGGTAGATGCGTAGCTGCCCACTGAGGAGCTGCTCGACGTACGCAGTCGCGACCGCTGTGTGCACGACCGTGTTGATCTCGGACGGCATGACCGCCGCGATGTTCGCGACGTTTCCACCGCCAGACGTCGTTCCGACCGTCAGGTTCAGAGGCCCGCTGTTTGCCGCGAGCGCAGTGCCCGAGACGACGCGAACCTGTCCCCCCGTTCCTCCTTGGATGCCTGTGAGCGTCAGCTTCGTGCCGCCGTCGGCACTCGCCATCGTGAAGCCGGCGTACGCGTTGATCCGCGCGATGACCGCGCTCTGGGTCGTGTCCGACCCCAGGAACGTGACCGTGAAATTCGGCTGTGAATCGATGCCGAGCACGAGCTGCAACCCCGCGGTGATGTTTGCGTACGTTTCTGCCGCCGTGGAGTTGACCGTCGCCGCCGTCCCCGTGAACGTCACGACCGTCGCGCTACCGCCGTCGATCGAGACGTCGAGATGCGCACCTGTCACTAGCGCGTAGCTGAAGAGGCTGCCGCCGAGTAGGTTCGCTTGCCTAGTGAGATTCACGGAACCGACGCTCGTGTCGACACGTGTGATGAGCAGACGTGAGTAGCGCTTGCCCGTGAGGTGCACAGCACCGTTACCGTTCCAATACTCGGGCACGATCGCGCTGTCAGCGAAGCGTTGCCTCGCGCATGGGTTCTGCCCGACGACCCCGTTGTAGGTATAGCCAAAGCCCCCGAAGACGCTCGCGAGCTGTGTCGCGCTCGTCACCTCCGTCGTGATGTCGAACGGGCCGTTCTCGAACTCGCCGAGAAGGTTGACCGTTCCACTGCCGACGCCGTTGATGCTCTGCGGAGGTGCTCGGTCGAGGATATCGACGCCCTCGATCTGCGTCAGAACACTGTTGCCTGGGTCGTACGTCCAGCGGCGGACATATCCGGTTGACATAGCGAATGATCTCCGGAACGCATGAAGCCTTCGTTTCGTGCCCCGGGTACCCGACTATTCTGCCCGCGTCGGTTCGGTAGTGGAGCGTTGGTCTCACGCGGAGCATCGCAGCCAAGAGACGCGCACCGCAAGGTGAGCCTATCGGACGCGCACTTTCGAGAACTCTGGCGTCTCCGTATCCATCTCGCCCTGGGGAAGCATGCCAACGACGTTTACGAGGCGCACGATGTCGTACGACATGAACACGCGCAGGAGTCCCTTGAACCTGTTGCGCGCGGCCTGCGCGTCGTCAGGAAGCTCGGTCCCCTCGAGCATGTAACGCGCCGAGCGCCAATAGTAGTGCGGGGTTCGAAGCAGGAAGCCGTTGCGCTCCTGCGTCGGATGAAACGCCTGCTCGAGCCGCGCGAGCAACGCACGGACCTCCGCAAGCGTGCTCGACCAAACCTCGATGGGAACGGTCTCCTCGCGCTCCTCGAGAACGAGAAGCGCCGTTCCTGGTCCGTGAACATCACGCGTGCTCTCGTCGACGACTGGGTTCATCCCCCTGGGGCGCTCGACGACCGTGCCCGAGAGCGCGACGAGCGCTGGGAAGATGAGGTCGACCTCAGATGGGGGTCTGTCGACGTGGAAATTCTCCTTTGGTAGCTCGAAATAAACAGGGCAACCTCCGATGGTTCCCGGGCGACAATACGCAAGGCTCGTTAGGTAGATGCCTAGGCTCTGCAGTGCGGCGGTTCTGCCGTCCACCGGGGTACCATCGAGCAACGCGCGTCGCGGATAGACATCGTCGATGGGGGTACCCACCAAGAGCTGACGCGCGCTTGGAGCGGGCGGTACAGCAAGCCGCTGCGGAAGCGGCGGACCCTTCGTCGGCGGCTGATGCGCAGGCGAGCACGGCGGCGCATTCGGATACGGCGGAAGCGGCGGACGAGGGTACAAATCGCTCACGTGCTCGACGCTACACCCGAGAGCGGCATCCTTGCTTCATGAGTGCAACGAGAAGGACTGAACTCACACCGACGGTGTACCGAAGTAGGATCGGCGGAGGCGCACGATGAACCTAGGCGAGCTAGAGCGCGCACTCTTCCGCGCGCGGCTCGAAGGCATGAGTCAGGACGACGAGATCGTCATCCTGACTCCCACGCGCAAGCACGCGAGCGGCTCTCTGCGGATCGTGCGGATGAACGACGGTGCGCGTGTGGTCCAGATCACGACCGCCGAAGTTGATGAGCATGACGCGACGTGATCACTGTCGCTGGTCACGCGAGGAAGAGGAACGCCTGCGCATGCTATGGCCCGAGTATTCGCTCCATAGCATCGCGTGTCGGATGGGAAGAACGATGCGTGCGATCTCCGTACGCGCGTTTCAACTCGAGCTGGGCAATCCAGACGAAAACACGCAGACCATGCGCGCGTTCCTTCGCGCGACCGGATACTCCATCACGAGAGTGTTCGCTGCAGCCATAAGGCTTGGCATCGAGTTCCGACGATCACGCCGACAAGACCCACGGCAACGAAGTCAAACCGTCCGATGGGCAATCACGGACGAGCAGGGAGAGAAGATTCTTCGGTTCCTCGCTGGAGTTCCTGACGGCAAGCGGCTCTACACGAACCGCGCGCTTCGAAGCGACCGCGGCGTCTGGGACGTGGGAATCAAACCGCCTTGCTGCCGAGAATGCGGCACGACGGCCAGGCCGCACCGCGCGAAAGGACGCTGCGCGAGCTGCTACGTGCGCAGGTTCAGAGAAAGGGGATCAACATGACGGGGATGTGCCGACAGAGGGAGCGACCAACAGGTGCGCTCACGATCGAACATGACCAGGACGACGCCGGCACGTGGGTAACGGCAGACGGCAACCTCGAGATGGCGAACGAGGGAGGCTACAACGGCTGCGGTATACGCATCCGCGTGCTGCTCGATTGGCTCCGCACGCACCGCCCAGACCTTCTCGACGGCACAGGCCCGATCGTCTTGCCGGGCTTCCGATGCAAGACGTGTGGTGCATTCACCGGGACAGAAAAGGAAGACCTCACCGAGTGCCGCTGTTGCTGCACTCCCAAACCTTGAGGTCGACCTCAAGGATCAGAGCCTACCGATCTCGCGACTCACTTCCTCCCCGATGAACCGGGGAAACTGCGCAGACGCCTTCTCAAGCACGCCCAATCCAGGACGACCTTCCTTCTCGATCGTCTTCACGATCGCCCAAGCAATGCGCCGAGCCTCCGTCTCGGTCGCGCCGATGTGCCGGACCTTGCCGCTCTTGCTCGTCACGGTCCGTCCCCCGAGGCGCTTGCGCTTCACCCATTCCGCGAGCGCGTCGATGACCTTCCTGCCTGGATGCAGTCTTCCCGGCCTGATAGCCCACTCGATCATCGGCGCGTAAGGGGAGATGCTTTCGACGACCGCCGCACTCGGCCCGTCCCGCTTCGCACGCCAGCTAGCCCGGTAATGCCCCCGATCGACGGGCGGATGTTCAAGTCCGGGGATGATATCCGAGACGATGTGCTCGACCGCCCGATGCGCCGCAGACAGAAGTCCTCGAGATGCAGCTTCGCGCATCTCCTTGCCGACGAGCGTGAGCATCTGCTGCGCTTCGTTGAGCTTCCATACCGTCTGCGCCATCAGCCATACGCGCCCCCGGGCGCGAACCGGCTCGGTCCCTCGACCGTGGAGTCTTCCGAGATCCGCTCCAAAACCATCGTGTAAGCGACCTTTCCTTCCTGATGCCAAACCTGCGATGCGAGCCTGTACTTCTGCCTGACCGGCAACGCGTCCCCCCGTCCGTCCTCGAAGACCTCGTAGAAAAAGCCCACGTTCGGAGGCAAAGGATCGAGCAGGACTGCCTCATGTCGCTCCGCGTTCGGGGGCACGACCCTGCCCCGCAGCTGCTCCTCCGTGTACCGAACCGAGACGCTCCGCAGGCGGATACTTCCCTCTGGCAGAATACCAGCCGAAAAGCTCTTGAGTGCGACCGCGTCGAGCCCCTCAACCCTGGGGGTAGGCAATACCTCCATCCGGGCAACCTCCCGCTCGTCCCCCTCACCACGAGCAGCACCGCTCCAAAGAGTCCAGACGAGGAACACCCGATGGCTCCGCAGCCCGGTCTTGACCGCAACTTGCCGCGCTCGGTCCACGACCGGCGCGATGCGGTTGAGAATGGTCCCCTTCGCTTCCCTCGGGCTGAGCGGACGGACCTTCATGCCCCGGAGGCTACCCGTCGCCGGGCCTTGAGGTCGACCTCAAGGCAACGTCCGGGTGCCCCTAGACGGGGTGGACTAGCGGGAAGGTCTCTTAGCCCCTCTAGTCCACCGATCCCCCCGCCAAGGACATCCTCGGGGCAGGACGGCGCTACTTCACCGAGCGCAGGCGAAGAATGAGCGCCGAGGGCGCCGTCACCACCATCGCGTTCGGCGCGGCGCCCGCATCCGAGGTCGCGGCGGAGCTCAGCGCGGTCGCGAGCTGCCCGGCGATGGTCACCGCGGTCCCGGCGTCCGGGAGTAGGCAGACGACGGCGATGCTCGCAGCGTTCGTGTTCCCGCTTGCGACCTGGGTCAGAACGCACGTCGCCGTGTTGATCCCCGCCTGCTCCGCCTCGCTGATGATGGTCTTCTTCTGCGCTGGCGTCAGAAAACAGCCGGCGAGCAGAAGGGCGAAGGCGAACGGACGGATGACGCTGAGCTTGCAGCGCATGATGAGATCCTCCTCGTAGGTTGAGAGGCGCAGGATGAGCTATCCTCGTGGAAGAAGAAAGCCCCCGCGCGCTGGTAACGCCGGGAGCCCGACCGCGAACCTGAACGGAGGCTGCGATGCGATTTAAGCTACTGGATCTCACAGGGCGTGTCTTTGGTAGCCTGACGGTTCTCGAACTCAGCGGACGCCGCAGGTATCCGAATCAAACCGTTCCAGTGTGGCGCTGTCGCTGCGTATGTGGCAACGAACGCAACGTCGAAAGCGGAAAGCTTCTAGCCAAGTCTTCACCGGTACTTTCATGCGGATGTAAGCGCGCAGTACCGCGCGGCGGCTGGTCTGCGATCAACCAAATCCACGGAGATAGCGGTACACCGGAGCATCGCGCATGGGCGTCAATGCGTACACGGTGCTTACGTTCAACGTATCGCTTCTTCAAGAACTACGGCGGACGCGGGATCCGTATCTGCGCAGCTTGGTCTTCATACGCGACCTTCCTCGCTGACATGGGCCGGCGCCCATCGCCGAAGCACTCACTCGACCGAAAAAAACAACGATGGACACTACTCATGCGGGAAGTGCCCGGAGTGCATCGCGAACGGTTGGTCGTCGAACTGTCGCTGGGTAACAATGACAGTTCAGCAGCGTAACAAGCGGTCGAACCGCGTACTTCTCTACCGCGGTGAACGAAAGACACTCGCCGAGTGGTCCATTCAATACGGACTCTCATCCGCAACGCTAACGCGGCGGCTCGACCGTGAAGGTCTGTGCCTCGAAAAAGCACGCACGCGACCGCTCTTCCGAGTACTCAACCGTGAGAAACCGCGATGTTCACCCCACCCCCGCCGCCCCACTGCGACCACCTAGCGTCAAACGGATTGGGACCAGGAACACCGAGGAGGTTGCACAATTCTCCTTGAAAATACTTGTAACGCTGTAGGATTTTTTCGAACTCGTCCTCGCGGAACTCGACCTCGTCTGCCTTCGTGAGCACGAGCGCGTCCGCGTTCTCTTCGATCTGCATCTCGAGCCGGTCGAGCCTTCGGAGTGTCTGCCGACACCGATCCTCGGCACCAGGCGCGATGGCGTTCATCGCCCCCTCGAGCATGAACAAACTCTCCATCGCCGCGGGAACGCCAAGCACGAACGTTTGGATAGCGTTCGCGTTGGGGTAACCCGTGTGATGTTTGATGGAGACGCGCTCCTCGTCGGTCAACACGCGCTAGAGCATGCGCTAGCCGAGCCTTGAGGTCGACCTCAGCACCTAGGAAGACGCGTCCAGTACGCAAAAGAACGGCGGCAACCTTCTGCGCAAAGTTGCCGCCGCAGCTGAGCGTCCGGGTTGGGGTGAAACGCTCAGGAGCCTACGACCTCATCGGTCCCGTGCCAGACGAAGTCCGTCGTCGGAAACTTCTGGTTGCACCGAGAGCAAACGAGGGTGCTGAGCACACCTGGTTGCCGCGCATGGAAGTCCGCAACGTCGCTTCGAAGGATCGTGACCGGACAGTGCTTGCCGTTGACGACGTGCTCGACCGCATCCCGGTGCGGCCGCACGTAGCCTTTCGCAGACTCCGCGGCACTCGGTTTCGAAGGGGACAGAGCTGCTTTCACGGCACTATGCTCGTTCTCGGTGTGCTCAGTCATTACATCATCACTCCAATCTGCTGCTCGTTCTCGCCGACCTCGACGAGCGTGAATCCTTGTCTACGTATGAACTCGATCGGAAAGTACCTCTCGTCGAGGAGCTTCCCCGGCACGAGGCGCGAATGCCGCCCCTGCTGGTCCACGTACTGCCTGCCGCCCGGCGGCAGGTTGTCCACCCGGAAGCGACGTACCTTCGGCGGCTCCACGAGCGATGCTGCCGAAGACGACCGCATCGCGCTCTGGACCGGCATCCCCGGCTGCGGGATCGCCCCTTCTTGCACGATGTACTTGAGCGGGAGCCCTGCAGGGGTCACCGCCGCTGCCTCGTTCGGGAACACAGGCATCTCTTCGGGCATGTCTGGCATCTTCTGTCGACCCATCGGTTCTTCCTCCGAGCGAGAGGATGCCCTAGCCGAGCCTTGAGGTCGACCTCAAGGCTCGGGGTGCTTCGGCTACGACCTAGGCGCTCTCGATTACGACGGCGCGCTTGTACCGGGCCGGCGAGAGGGTCGCCGTGATGTCCGACGGGCACGCGAACGCTGTCGACGCGCTCCACGTGTGGGAGACAACGTCTTGCAGTCGGTCGATCGGGGAACGGATGACGAGCCGCACACCGTCGGTGCCAATCGCGAGCCCGTTGTTGACGATGGCGAACTCGCCCATCTTCCCAGTCACACCCGCCTCGCCGATGTATTGCGTCTCGTCGAAGCCGCGCTCGATGAGCGTTCCCTTGCCCGTGATGACGCAGCGATTGATCGACACGCCGAGGTTGTTGACGACCTCGCCGCCGATGTCGAATGCGTACGTCGCACCTGCGTTGCCGGTCGACACCTGTCCAATCGTCGTTGCCGTTGTCGGCGAGTCGTTGTTCATCACGAACATGACACCGAGAACCGGGTTGACCCAGCCCTGCTTGTAATTCGAGTGGTCAGGCAACGCCGTGTTCAGGCGCTGCCATGCCGGGTCGGAGAAGATCTCCGCGTCCATCACGGGGGGAAGGTGTCCGTGGAACCACCCATCGTCGTGCGGCTGCACACTGTTGGTACGCAGCACCTGCACCGCGTTCTTGATGTCCTGGAGCGTCAGCGTATCTGCCGCCGTGATTGCATCGACACCGAGCCCACCGCCAGAGCGGATGACAAGCGGCGCGACGGTCGAGAGCACCGGCGTACGCACAGGCACGATTTGGCCGATGGCTGCACCGAGATAGAGCGTTCCTGGGCTGTTCGGGTCTGCTGGGTTGTTCAGCTGCACGCCGACGACCGTGTTCGTCAGGTACGATCCGCCGAAGGGGATACGGATCGCGAGCGGGTTCGCGCTCGAAACCGGAACGGGACGCACGTTCGTAGCGGCGTTCACGACATCCGTGAACCCGTTGACGCTCGCAACCTGGATGACCGTGTCCGAGGATGCCGTGATAACGGTGCTCATCGTCTGTCCGCTGATGTAACTCTGGAAGAGCACATTGCGGGGCACGCGGTTGAGCGTCATGCCGGCCTGGATGCCCTGCTGCTGAATATTCCGGCTGAACTGGTCCGCGTTCGACAGAACGCTCGTCGGCATGTGGGTGTCCATCGTGTCGCCGTAGCGCTGCATGGTCACGACCCACTGCTCGTACGTCAGCGTCTTCGGCGTCGGGTCCTGACCAGAAACGAGCGGCACAATCGCGGGCTGAAGCAGCCCGGCACGGCTCATGATGATCTGGACACCGACCTGCGCGACCCACTCTTCCCAAAGCGCATCGGCGCGGTAGAGCATCTGCGGCACGAGTGCATCGTGGAACGCACGCACGAGAAGGTTGGTCTGGATCAGGTTGAGGATCGCAGGCGGGATACCTAGGACGATTCCTGCTGGCATTGTGGAAATCTCCGAAAGGGGTTCTCTGCTCGCGCTCGGCTCGAGCGCCATTCTCGCCCTCTCGGTACCCGACGATCTGCCCGCGTCGGTTCGGTGTTCGGGGCTATCCGTTGCAGCCCACATCCTCCGCGCGCGAGAGCTGAAGTGTCAAGCGCACGGCATTATCAAGGCGTGCCTAGCAAACGAAACCGCATCGCTCGAGAGATTGCATGTGTCTCTGACGACTACGCTGCGATCCACGATCGCTACCATGCACTACGCGACGCCGGACGGCACCCGCGCCTATTGCGCCGCACTATCCGGGCCGAAAACCTAACGTGTGAAGTTTCCCTCGTTATCGCGGACGTCGAACCTATCGAGCCGGGTTGATGAACCGCATGTCGTTCGGAAGCGAGACGCCTTTCTCCCGCGCATAGGCGTACAGCTCGTCGCGCGTCATCTCCGAAACCTTCTTACCCCCCGCGCTAGAAGGCTGCGTCGCACTCGGCTTCTTGCCGGTAACGCGAGGATCGATCCCGTTGCTCGCCGGCCGCTTCTCGTGATGCTTTGACTCCTCATGCGCTTCTGACGCCGCGCTCATCGTCCGCGCAAATTCCGGATGCTTCGCGACGTAATCCTTGAACCAATCCCCCTCATGCCCGACGAGCTTGTCTGCCGCGCGACGAGACATCCCGATTACTTTGGCTCTGAAGATGTCGAGCACCATCTCGAGCTTGTCCGGATGCACATGCTCCTTCGCGCTCCGCTCGACGAGCTGCGCCGTCTTCTGAACAACCACCCGGTCGCGCATTCGGTTCGCTCTGCGCTCCGCGATTTCCTTCGCGCTGAACGCGGCGTCTCGATCGGCCTCGAGCTTCTGCCGCTCGCTCATCTCCGCGCGCTTGCGCTCCTCCGCTTCCTTCTCGAAGTCGTCGTACTTCTTCTTGATGGCAACGAGCGCATCCTTGTCCGACGTGCCGAAGAGCGCTTTGAGCTCCTTCTTCGTCGACTTCGCAACCCGCTCCTTGAAGCTCTCGTAGGGCATCGAGATGAACTTCTTGCCGTTCTTCTCCGTGATGCCGAGCTCACTCGCAGGTTCGCTTGTGTCCGCAGCAGCGGAAGCACCGTTCGTGTTCCCGTTCGCAGAGCCGTTCGTGCTTCCTGCCTGAACACTCGCAGGTGTCGCTTTCCCACCTTCCCCGGCTGTAGCTGCCCCTGTTTTGTTCGCTTGCTGCGTAGATGTCTCTGTCGTGACCACTGTTGCTGCTATCGCCTCTGGCATCGTTGCGTCTCCTCGCAAGAACGCCCCGAGGTCGCCCCCGAGGCGTTCGATCTACGCGCCCGCGTCTCCTCGCGGCGCGATGTTTTCAAGTGTCTGAGTTTGCAGCTTCGAGCAGCGTGTTCACGTCCGCACCGCCCGCAGCACCCGAGTAAACCAGCACGTCAACCACCGCCTGCGTAACTCCGTCGGTCGCGTGGTTGAACCAGATGCCTGTGCCGTCAACGCTCAGCGCTGCCTTCGTGGTCAAGGTCACAGCCGTCGCCGGAGCAACGATGATCTTCTGCCCCGTGATCGTTCCCGCGATCACATTCGCCTGCATGAGTAGGAGCGCCGTGCCGCTCAGGTTCGATGGCAACGCCGCAAACCCAGTCGAGGCTACATTCAAGGTCAGGCTCGTCACACCGTTCACGTTATTCGCGAGCTGCCCTTGCACGTCTCCCTTGACCGGGATGTAGGTGATGTCCGCGCTCGTGACCGCATCACTCCCGAGGAAGACGATGTCTCCGTTCGGAGCGATCGCAACCTGCGTGGTCGACGGCGTCGTGCCGTAAGGCTCGATTGTGAACTCACCCGCAGTGACGCCGCACGTTTTGACGGTGCAGCGAAGAATGACCGCCGCCTTTGCATCCTCGGGCAGCACGACCGTGCCGAGCGACGCGAGTTGCTGCGGTGTCGCACCTGTCGCGCTTGGCGCTACTCCGCGCAGATAGACAGGAAGGGTGCGCAGAACATCGCCGAAGTTGATCGAGCGGAGTGCGTCGGCGATGGAGTTCGGATCGACCCGGTTGAAGTACTCGCGCAGTGACTCGTAGGTGTTCGTCATGATCGTCCTCTTGCCTTCCCGTCGTCAGATGTCCGAAGACGCCGCTTCGAGCAGCGCGTTCACGTCCACGGTGTTGTAGACGAGCACGTCGACCGTCACGCGCGTCGGCGCGTCGTCGGTGTGATCGAGCCAGATGCCAGTACCATCAACGCTCAACGCGGCGTTCAGTGACGTGGTCGTTACGCTCGTCGTCGGTGCAACGACCACGCACTCGCCAGTGTTGGTTCCCGAGACGATGTTCGCCTGCATGAGCAGGAGCGCCTTGCCGCTGAATGCAGCCGGAAGTGCAGCGAATCCGGTCGACGCAACCTGGAGCGTCAAACTCGTCACGCCAAGCACACTGTTTGCGCACTGTCCCTTTACCGAGCCCTTGACCGGTACGTAGAGCACATCGACCTGGGTGACAGCATCAGTGCTGTAGAAAACGATGTCCCCGTTCGGCGCGACCGAAACCTCCTTCGTCGCCGGATGCGAGCCCGCAGCGTATGCGGCGATCGCATACTCGCCGGTCTTGCTATTCGCCCCCTTGCGCACCGTGCACCTGAGCACCGACGCTGCTTTCGCGTCCTCGGGCAGCACGATGGTGAGCAGCCCGGTCGGCTGCTGAGGTACCGCACCCGATACGCTCGGAACGACCCCGAAGAGCTGCACAGGCAGCGCACGAAGCACATCACCGAACACCAGCGTGCGAAGCATGTCGGAAAGACCGCTCAGATCCGACCTGTTGAGGCTCTCGCGCAGCGATTCGATCGTGTTCATCGTCATAGCTGTCCTCTCGGTTGCGTCTCCTGGGGTATCAGGCGCGCGCTGCGCGCCGCAAGATGAGCGCTCTCAGGCCGGGCCGGAAATCAGGTACTCGAGATTGCACGTGCCCTGCGCAGCAAGCCCCGTGAGATACCCGCCGACGGGAAACTCCCAGAGCCCACTACCCCCAAGATTCACGACGCTCACGACGGCGGAACCTCCGGCGAGGTTCTGCTGCGTGAGCTGGATCTGCACCGGCGCGTCGCTCTTGATGTAGACCGTGTCCGCCATCGTCACGTCGTCAGTCGCGCCGAGCCCACCGATGGCTTGGAACGAACTCGGCGAGCTGAGCGCCTTGTTTCCCCCGGCGTGCTTCACGCTCGGCTTCGTCGTCGGCGTCAACGAGAGCGGTATGCTCGTCACACCGGCGGGAACCGGAATGCCTGCACAAGCGTAACTAGGTGCCTCCTGGACGCAGCTGGGGCTCTGGACGATCTGCCCCGAGACGCGAAGCTGGCCCACGGCCTATCGCCCGGTCAGCTTGTACGGCTTTCGGTTCGGTCCACCTGGCGCGCTACCCACGGCGAACCCGCTCTTCGGATCAGTCCTGACCGTAGAAGGCTCCGCGCCGCCCTTGACGAACGGAAGCTTGCCGCCTTCGGGCACACTTTCCTTGTTCTCGTAGCTGCCCTTCTGCTGCGTCGGCGTCGCCATATTGCCTCCAGGGTTCGCGATGAAGTCATTGCCCCCGCTCTTGTCGCCGGTCCCCGAGGGGTTGGCGATGAAGTCGTTGCCATTGCCTGACGACGTGCCTGCCGGGTTCTTCATAAAGTCGTTGCCGCCAGCCGGCTTGCCGCCATCTGCGGGTCCGAAGGGGCTCGTCTTGCCGTCGCCGCTCATGCTTCCGTTGCCTGCCATGGGTGCTCTCCGTCCTTGAGGTCGACCTCAAGGCTCACACGTTCGAGCTACTTCGTCACCTTGTACGGCTTGTGCGGTGCGTCGGGAGGCGGATACGGGATTTCGTCCCGGTACTGCCTGCGCCCACTCGGCCCGACGCTATAGCCCGAACGAGGACCATCCGGAGACGACTCTTTCAATGCCCGATCCGTGCTCCCCACGACTGGGGATAAGCCTGGCTTCTCATTGGGCATCCGGATCGCAGCAAGCGGCTTCGGAGGTGTCGGCGTCGGCTTGATCTTCATGCACATGCGGAACCTCCGTCGCGTTCGATCCGAGAATTTCGTTAGGGAAGAACGGTGTACAGCACGTCGAGCACGAGCGCGCCCGCAGTAGCAGCGTTCACGTCCGCACCCGTCGCCGTCACAGTCGCGACAAGCTGGGAGCTCGACGCGTAGAACGCGAAGGGGTCCACGCCCCCGGTCGAAGCCTGTGTGCTCGAGAAGTTCCCCGCAGAAGTGAGGATGTCGAGCGCGTCGAAGATGTCGGTCGTACGTCCCGAGATGCCCACGTTCATCTTCATCGAAGCGATAGCACCACCAGAGAACGCACTCGTGAGGCGACACTCGGTGCTCAGGATGCGGCTGTTTGCCGGCAGCGCCGTTCCGACGTTGAAGCTCTGCGACAACCCCACCGTCGTGAGCTGGGCAAAGCCAAGCGTGAGCTCCTTCTTCGAGATGGCGGTTGCGACGGTTGCTGCGATTGGACCGAACGCGCTCCCACTGACACCGGACGGACCCTCGAGCGCACCTCCGCTGCCGCCCGCAAGGCTGTAGAAAGCACTCGCGAACATCATGTCGGAGAGTTTCGCAGATTGCCCCTGTCCGCGGTTCTTGAGCGTCATCACGAGCGCTGCTGCTGCAGCAACGACCGTATCGCTCGACGGCCAGAGGATACCGCCCGCTGCGAGGATGCCTGCGGTCGGTATCTGCGTATCGTCGATGTACTGCCCCGGGAAGAACCTAACCGGGCCCTGACCCTGCGCGCCGTCCACGATCGTCTCGTTCAGCAGGTACCAAGTCGACATCGCTACTCTCCCGCAGAGGTTGTTGCTTTCTCCTACGGGTAGCGCTTCGACGGCCGGCTAAGCAACTCAGGCATCCTTGAGGTCGACATGACCGCGGGGCGCCCGTGGTACTTCAGTTTTTGCTTCTCGTACTCACGCTGCACATCCGCATCACTCTTCGGCCGGAACGCAGCCGGCACTGGCCATGACATCCGATGCGCGACGACAACCTCGCGATCGTTGGGCCGGTTCGGCGGCGTCATGAAGTGCGCGTGATCGCCCTTCCAGTTCACGTACTCGAACGGCTCGTTCATGCCCCGCACTTCGCCATGCACGTTCCACGAGTCCGCACCGGTTCGGTTGTCGAACGTCGCGACGAGGATGCGCACCATGTCTCCGAGCTCCTCGTGCGCGCGCTTCATCGCCTCTTGACCACCCTTGTTGTACGCGGCAAACGTCTCCGTGCGGGTCAGCCTCTCCGCCCAGTACTTCGGAGCACCTTGAAGGAACGGCGATGCTTTCACGAAGCTTGCCCTGACCTCGTCCCAGGGCTTCCTCGTCACGAGCGCGCTCTGCATCTCCCGCTCGAACTTCTCGGCAACAGAAAACCCGTAGCGCTGCAGGATGCCTCCCCCCTTGCCATCCGGGTGCTCGACCATGAGCCTGCGGACCACGCTCGCGTTCGCACCCACAACCGCGGCGTCACTCATCGCGGCCTCGTCGAGCGCGAGCGGCTGGACGATCCCCGTAAACTGCTTCTCCGCTGCTTTCAGGTATCGAGCGACCCCGTCCGAAGCATCCCTCGCCGCAACCTCGGCACGCGCCGGAATATAGCCGCCCAACCTATCGACGAGGCTCCGGAGCACGAACCGGATCTCGCGCAAGGTCAGCTCCATCTGCCTTCGCGTAAAGCTCTTACCCATGCTCGGCCGGAGTGCACGATGCGTCTCTAGCCGCGCGGCAAGGTCCGTCTCCGCGCTCTTCAGGATGCGATAGAGCGCTTGCCCACTCGTCCTGTCGGCAAGCGCGAGAGCCTCGACTCTGGCGCGGCGGAAGATGGCGAGGGGATCGTTCGGCACGATCGCGAGCTTACCTTGAGGTCGACCTCAAGGTCGCAGCCCACAACGGACCAACAAGCGGCTAGCCCCGATGCACAAGTCGCAAAAGCAACGGCTTTCAGAGTGTGCGTTTCGCCCGCGTGCGATCTTGAGCCATGCGCGGTGCATAGCTAGAAGCCTACGCGCGCCCTCAATCCGCTTCAGATGAAAGCTTCGGTCCCTTGAGCTTGCCGATCGGAGGTTCTTCGCCATCCACGCCTCCCGCGGAACCAGCCCGCTGTGCCCCGACGTTGCCCGTGAACGCGCCTTTCGACATCCCCCCGCCCTGTCCTCCCAGAACACCCCCCGGCGCACCTGTCGCACCTGCAAACGGCACGGGCTTCGGTTCTGCCGTACCCGAGCTCAAGATCTTCAGCTCCCCCTCCCCTGGGAGCTTCTTCGTCAGCTCGGTCGTTCTGCCGCCGGCATCCGCGTCCCCAAACGCGTTCGCAGCCATCTCGTGCTCCGCTTGCTGCTCACTCTGAAGCCGCTTCCACTCCTCTGCAGGATCGCGCCCGTAGGTCTTCGCAGCCTCCTCGTTCGCCGTCTGCGTGCTGATGATCTGCTTCGCCCCCGTCGCGGTACTCAGCGTCGCGATCTCCGCCGTTCGATCCGTCGCCGTCGCCTGGAAGTACGCAGGCCATTGAAGGTCCAGATCTTCACTCACGCCTGGGACACGCTCGACGAGCTTCTCGTTCTTCTCGCCCGTCGTCGAATCCACGTCACTCACGACGCGCGGCGGAAGCTTTACGATCTCCTCATCACTCCGATCCCTAGCAACGCGCATCATCTGTGAGACGAGCTGCGCGACCGCCTTGCCGTACGTACCGCGCAGCACATTACCCGCGCTGAGCATCGGCGCGTAGATGACTTTCAGCGCGACACTACTGATGCCTGCAGCTGCGACTTCGTTCGGATCTGCGAGCACGCACTGCGCAACCTCGAGAATCGCCTTCTTCTTCTCGTTGAAGAGCGCGAGCCCCGCCGTCACGCTCGTACCAGCTAGCTCGAGGTACTTCGCATCGCCGTCCGCACCGACCCTCAACGCGTTGTCCGACCCCTTCGCAACCTCGCGGGTCTGGAGCTTCGCGGGGTCCATCTTCAGAACGAGCGTCGGATCGAGGTTCAGGACCGTACCGCGGGTCAGAACGCTATAGACGATGTCGAGATCGTCGAAGTCGTCTGTTTGCCCATCGTAATCGGGTAAGCCGTCGATCTCGTCACTCGGGATGTTCTGTACCCAAACGAAGTGCGCCGCCCCATCGTTGTGCTCGATCACCTCGGCGGGCACCCACGTGGGCTCGACTACCTTGCCGTGCTCGCGGACCGGACACGGCTCGAAGAGCACGTCCCGATCGGTATCCCAGTAGCGATGGTACCAGTACCAGTTCTGAACGAACCGCCGCTTCTCCGCGTCCCATTCCTCATACGGATAGGTGTAGACCTCGCTGATCTTCGCAGGCACGAGCTCCTGACGGTCAAGCCATTCGTGCACGACGAGATGCTTCGCTCTGTGGATCTCGATGCGCGGTTTGCCCGCGTGGAAGGACCACGAGATGCCTACGGTGCCGCATCCGCCGCCCCAATTGCGAGCCTGGATCATCTTCGGCCAGAGATCGCACGCCAGCACGAGTGCCGCCGCGTAGTCACTGGCATCGTCATCGCCCGGGTACTTCAGAGCCGGGCATCGGTCCTCGCCAAAGAGCAGCGCGGAGAAGGCGTTCACGATCAGCTTCGCGAGCGGGTACTGCGCTCTCGGATACCGCTGCGCAAGCGGCACCAGGAAGGGTGCCGGCGCGCTCGCGAACATCGGCACCGATGTCGGCGGTCCTGGCATCCGGACGTTACCGTCGAAGTCGGCGAACTTGTGCCAGTGCTGGCTGCACTGCGCATAGCTCTCGCGCCGCTGGAGCATCTGAAAACGCGGGCTGTTCAGAAGCGACTGCGCGCCGAAGTTCCTATCGAACGTGACCGGCGCATGGCTCGCGTTCTCTGCACCGTGCGGGGTCACGGCGTAGGTCGACGGAAGGGTCACGGCTCCGGGCATCGCGAAACCACCCTATCGTCAGGGTTCCTTGAGGTCGACCTCAAGGAAGCTAGGCGCGGAAGGCTCTGTGTCTCGCCGAGCACGGTCCATCTGCACCTGAAGTGCGCTGCGAACACGGTCCTCATCTTCCGCGTCTCCGATCTCGAGCGCCGTCGCACGCACCGTCGCAGCTGCAAGATGCTCGGCGACATCCTCGGCGACATCTAGCTGCTGACAGTCCTCGAAGTAATCCACATCGCTCGAGAAGAACCATGCAGGGTTCATGGCCAGGCGACCGTGTTCACGTCGGTGCCGTCGAGACACGCCGCGAACAGTTGCTGGTTCGCCTTGTTCCGCTGCGCGAGATTCGCGTCCGCACGCGCATCCATCTCGCACTCGAGCGCGCACGTTGCCCAGTCTTGGAGCCGGAAGGCTGCGCAGAATTTCGGAAACTCATCGAGCCTGCCTTCTCCCATCGCGTACGCCATCGAGAGCGTCGCAGCCTGCGCGCTCGCGGGCGACACTTCCCAACACGCAAAGCGCTTCGCCAGGAGCGTGTCCGCTGCACGCATCCGTTCGCGGAAAAGCGCATCGACGCTCGCAGGCGTGAGCCGGATCGTCGTCACACTTGCGAATGCCGCACCCCCCTTCGGCGCCAGGTCGTCGCGCGCCTTTACGGCCTGCCAGGCTGCGAGCACAACGGCGCTTTCGACCGGCTCTGCACTCGCGACATCGACCCATGCGAGCGCAAGCGCGAGGGATGCCGGATCGACAAGGCAGCCGATACCGCATGTCACGAGGTTACGCCGATCGAGGTACAGAAACGGCAAGTCCCCCTCGAAGTGCTTGGACAACGCCAGGAACGGTTCGACGACGCTGCTCCTCATGGTTTCGGCTTCTCCGGATAGATGGTCGCGCAGGGCGCCCACTCTGTCGACATCTGCACCGTGACCGCGTAGTCACCGACCGCATCGCTGTTCGGTCGAACACCGAGATGCCAGCAGCGCGCGTCGACGACTCTGCCTGTCTTCGCCCAGGTCGCGCACGATGCCTCGACGAAGACGAAAACCAGCGCTGCGCTTCTACACGCGCAAGATGCGACCAAGCCAACTCCAGAAGCGAGCAAGCACGATCGTCAGGCCGGTCCCAACCACGATGCTGACGACCGTTCCCTGCACCCAGCGCCAGCGCTTCGCCTCTAGCCCTGTCTCTCGGTTCTTGAGCGCAGCATCGACTGCGACTTTCACGCGTGCGTCGGTACGCGCATCGAGCTGCTCCGGCGTTGCCTTGTAGTGCGTACCCCCAAGCGTGAGCTCAAGATCGCTGTAGCTGTCCTGCCGCGACCTCGGCGGCAACGTCCTCGCAGAGCGCAGCACCGGCCAGGCTTCACGCATGTCGGTCAAGAGTCCGTCGACTTGCTCGTTCAGCTTTCCAATCGACTGAGTGTGCAGCGTGATCGCCTCGGTATGCGCGCAGCTCGCAGCGGAAAGCGTCGAGACTTCTCTGGTCAGCGCACCAATCGCAGCAAGGATCTCGCTCTCGGCATCGGTGAGGACTTCACGTCTCGCGTCCACGCGACCTCCGTTTCCGATCTCCTCAGAGGCGTGAGAGAGCGGCGGAGGCCGCAAGGTGTCATCGTTGTCACGCATGGCTCGTGATCCTCGTTCTCTCCATCCAGCGCGATACATCCCACTGCACAAGCGCACCCACGAGACAGCCCACCGCGAATCCCCAGTCGAGTGCGAGCTGCCCGTGCCAGCACACCAGGCAGAGCGCGAGCACGAGCAGAACCGAGCGGCGCATCAGTAGCTCACCCCGTACTTCTTCTGGAAGTAGCTGTAGAACGCAGACTGCGTCTCGAAAGACGAGTACGCAACTACCTCGCCAATCTTGTAATTGCTCGCGCTGCCGGAGTTGAGCGGTCCTACACACGGATGATTGTTGAGTCCCGGAGAATTTGGCGCACTTGTGGAAACACATCCAGCATTATCAGTGCAGGAATAAAGGCTAGAACCGTCCCACGCGGCTAGGGCATAGTGCATTGTGCTAGCACCAGAGACGGAGTTATTTACACTGTACTGGCTATACGAATACCCACCACACTGGGTTAGCAACCCGGAGCACCCCGCACCCTCGTACCAGTAGCATCCAGATCCGTAGTTACTCTCATTACAGCAGTTCCCATCAAAGCAGCTTGGGTAGCAGGTTACAGCGTGGATCAGACTGCAATTGGACACACTGCACGTCGTGGTGCACTGGTAATCGTTCCCACTACAGTTACCAGGCTGCGAGCACGCCGACACGAAATAGGCGTATTCCTGATAGGCGTTTACGTACACGGTCGATCCAGACAGGCTCGCCTTAAGCCCCCTGTCTTGCACTGAGGAGTCCGCGAAGATCGTGTTCGCCGTTGTGTCGGGATTCTGAAACGCGGCTGCTATTGTCCACGCGCCAGTACCTAGAAACGTGTTCATATTGATCGACGAGTCGCATAGCCCCTCGTTCGCACTGTTCGTGTTCGCCCACTGAAGCGCTGTCACTGAGCCAATCGTGGACACAGTGATTTCACTCGACTCAGACGTACCTCCTGAGAACACGTAGCTACCTATCCGATCTGTCCAGGTGAGCGATCCCGTTCCGATTCCGCTCACCCCCTTGTCCGCTCGCAACCAGAGCGTGGGCGAGCCGGGGGGCGTCAGATTCGCCCACGCGCTACCGCCCGTGGTGAGCAGAGGACCGATCCCGGCGACGGCACCCGCCTCTTGCTCGGCCGCGGGACAGAGTGCCGCGAGGCACGCCAACGCGAAGACAACCTGCCTCATCGCGCACTCGCGTACTGGAATACTGCCGACCAATCGATGTTCGTGCTCGCAACTCCAGTCACGGTCACGACCGCGTTGCACGAGGACATTGCGAGAGACGCGGACCACGCTGTGCCCGCATCCGTCGACCCCCACGTGGTCGACGCGGCACACGCCGTATAGGTAATGCACGTGCCGTGGTTGTTGAGTACACCACAGCTCCACGTCGCACTTCCGCCGCTCACTCCGGCATCCCCCGCACGCCGCGCCGAGATAATCGCACTCACGGTACCGCTCGTGTTGCTCGGGATGACCAGCGACATGCTCGTGTTCGGAGTCGCATTCGTCGTGTAGACCGCCTGTTCGGACGTTGTGGTCCCATTACCCGCACTCGGTGTGTTGACCACCGTTGCTGCGTTGACCGTAAACGTCGAAGTGCCGAAATCGTAGGTCGTGCTCGTCGCGCTCGGCGGCTTGATCGCGAAGTCACCAGACGAGCTGTCCGCGTAGATCACACTCCCTGTCGACGAGGCGCTCGGATTCGCTTGCGCCTTGCCGATCCCAAGCACTCCGTTTCCTCCGCCAAAGTCCTGCGCGCCTATCTCGTAACCGAACTGCCATCCCTGATACGTGCCGATCAGGTTCACGTCCTGATCGCCGTACCCAATCTCAATCGTACCCACCGTCTCCGGAGCGCTCAGGAACGTCGTCGACGAGCTGCCGAGGAGCACCGCCGTACTGAGCGACACGCCAACGCCCACGCCGAAGAACAGACCGGCATACGAGGGGTTGTACTGCCCGATCGCGGCCATGAACGTGCCGCCGCTGTTGATCTCGAAGACCGGATAGTTTCCGCTTGCACCCGGTGCTGGGAAGTTGATGTCGAAGTTTCCAGGGGTCTCCGTCGCGACCGTGCTTGAACCAGCATTCGGACCTTCGGTCACGAATACCATGCTGTTAGGCACGTACCCGCTCGCGGCCGTTAGCTGCGACATGCCCGGTGCCGTCGACGTCGATGGCCATATGAGCGTACCGCTTGTGCCCGGTTGCACGGACATCGGCGCGTTCGACCAGATCCCACCGTCTGCGTAGTACTCGAACAGGCTCCCCGCACTCTCAGCTGGAAGACCCACGGCGCCGCCGTCGATGCAGATTCCTCTAGCCCCGTAGAGCGACGGCGTGACGCTGCCTGCAATCCTGCTAGCAGGCAGCTGGCCCGACGTACCAGCATCGATTGGGATCGTCCCCACGAGCCTGGAAGTCGGTAGCCCTCCCGCGGTCCCTGCATCGATTGGGATCGTCCCGCTGAGATCTGACGTCGGAATGCCAGGACCTACGGCGATCGTGGAGCCATCCACCAGGATGCCAGTACCACCGTAGTACTGAGCGCCGCCGCCTTCGCCCCACGCACTCGCATCGTTGATCGTACGCAGCGCTTGCCCGTTCAGTCCCGGCGCGATTGTCTTCGGGTCGATGCGTACCGGCGTCGGACCTGCACCGAGCTTCGCGCTCGACGAGTCGCTCGACGACTCGCACCCGACGATCACGAAGAGCAGCACTGCAAGCCATGCGTAGACGAACAATCGATTCATCGGACACCCGTAGTCCACCACTTGCCGGAAGAGTCAGATTCGACCTTCACGGCGCCGTTGTTCCGGTCCATCAAGACCCCCGCTGCGTTGCCATCGACTACAGCACCCCCCTGTCCAACGATCGTCACCGGATAAGTAGCCTCGTTGCCCGCGACGCCGCGCACCTCGATCGTCCGTGTGATAAGCCCACCCGGCGCGACCGGAAGCTCGATCGTCCCTGCCGCACTGAAGTTCGTCAAAATCAGGTAATCCTTCACGCTCGAGCGCGAATCGCATGTGTATGAGCTCGTAACGAGCCAGACCTGTCCGCCCAGGCTGCCAGCGATGAGCAACTCGAGCGCCTGTAACCACGCCTCCATGTACGGGTCCCAGCCGAGCTGCTGACCGGCGAAGTTCAGACTGTTCGCGTCACCTGTGAAGCTCGGAATGAGATGTCCCGACGCCGTTTTGATGCCGAACGCGCGTACGTCGCTCGCGGTGTTTCCACTCGCATCTAAGACCGTGATCTCGATGATGAAGCATCCAGAGACATCGGGCGTAAACGCCCACGTCGGGGTCGCCCCGCTCTGCGCAACCCCGAGCGGAATAGAGCTCCCGCTCGGCACCGCAACGACCGTGAACGTCCATGTCACGACGGAGCCGGGCGAAGCCGCAGCGTTCGAAACCGTGACCGACGTCCCGGCTATTCCGAAAAGCGCCTGCCCCGCGACCCCGATCGTTGCTCCCTGTACGAACTTGAGCGCGGCTGCAACGGTCATACGGCGAGAGGCTACAGCACCTCGCCGCCTAGCTCACGCTAGGGCGTGTTCAGGACCGCGCTCATGCTGAACGAGTACTGACCTGCCGTCGGCGACTGCGCCGCGGTGACGACAAGCATGTAGTCCGCTCCCCCCTGGGCGACGCTCCCATTCGCACTATTCGTGCTCGGCGGCAGATCGCAGAGCGAAACAGCATCGAAGAAGACGACCTCGTTCAAGGTCAGAGTTACGGCAGCGCTGTTGACGAGATACCAGTGCTGCGAACTCGCGTCCCAGACGTACAGGTTTCCCGTCGGCGCCGCTGCGCCTGTCGGCCCGCACATAGCGACCGCAATACGCTGGACGACCCCCTCGCTCGCGCCGACGATCCTGCACGACAAAACGTTGTCGACGTTCGCCCCCGCTTTCGCACCTGGACCCTGCGGAGGAGTACCCGGTGTTCCGTACACGGTCGTCGGTGCGCTATCCGCCCCCATCGCGACCGTCGCATTCGAGTCCGGCGTGGTCACATAGCGGTAGAAAACTTTCTGGAACTGCATGCCTGCGAAGCTACCCGCTTCACAGCCTTGAGGTCGACCTCAAGGAAACTGCGCGAGCGCGAGCCATGCGAGACGGCAATCTCGCGCGTAGCCATGCAGAGCAAACGCATAGATGCCTGCGCTCATCACCTGGCATGCGACCTGACCGGCAACGACAACGTGCGTCTCCCCTTCGTGCTCCGCACGCCCGAGGCTGGCGTGATTGCGCGGATCGTCGCCCGCGGGCGCTTGTGCGATCGGTGCCTGGTGCGGGCTACCAACAAGACGGAGCAAACCGGAGCACGGCATTCCAGCCGGATGTCGAAGCATCGCTGCCCATGAAACGCCCCCATGTCCCGCCTCAAGCCAAAGCGCTCCCTTGCCGACGTACGCAGGCACGACCTCACTCGTCGGCTCGCCATCGCCGAAGAACTGCATCGACCACGGCGCTAGCGAGATCTTGCATGGCTCTCCCAACACCGGAAGCATCACCACGCCCCGACGCCGCGCTGCGAAATATCGCTCGTCCGAGATGAGTACCTTTCCCTCGGGAAGCGTTCCGTCTGGATCCCAAACCACCACGAAGCTCTGCATGTTCTCTCTTCCTCCTGCACGCGACCGTAACAGAGAGGTCGATTGTGGGCTCACTTCGCAGCGGCGCAGACACCTCCTCCGCACGCGCGTGCGAGCTCCGGCGTCCGAGCGCGTGACAAGCACCGCGCATCGACGTTCGTCAACCGCGCCTCGACCGCCTTCCGAAGCGTCTCCACGCAACGCCCGTCTTTGCCCTCCACGCACCCAAGCGCCCGAAGGTTCAGGCAGGCTGAGACGTAGATGCCCTGCGCCGCGTCGAGGTTGCCCGTAGATGCGTCTTGGGAACCCCCAAGGGGGGTAATCGCCTTGCTGCAGGCAGAGGCTGCCAAAAGGCAAAAGAGGAGCGTTTGGATAGGATGCGGGCTCATAGGTACAGAGCGTAGCAGTCGACGCATGCCTTTGTGACGTAGTCCTCGGTCGCCTCCCAATGGCCAGCGCTTCCCCAGGAGGCGCCCCAGCTGTTGGGACCTCGGAAGACGAGCTTGCCCCCTTCCGTCCGAAAGCTCGTTGCGGCCAGCCAGTGTCCACCCCCATCCGGATCACCGAGGTTCACGCTCGACGGTGGGGGCGCGCCCTGGGTGAAACTCTCGAAGTCAGTATCCACAAACAGCCCGATCCCGACCGCACCTGTCGACTGGATCGCTGCTGCCAGCGTCTGCGCGAAACCGGATGCCGTAGGTGCTATCCGCTGCGCAGCACCGAGGATGCTCGCGCACGACGTCTCGAGCTCCGCGAGCGTTTCCTCCTCGTTGACGTTCGAGCTGTCGATGTCACTTTGGAACCCAAGTGGGGAAGGAAGCACGAGCGGCCGAATGCCAAAGGTCGAGATCGCGACGATGACGTCCGCAGGCATGCCCCCGCAGTCCGTCAGCGGAGGAAGAAGCGCTCTTGGGCTCGTTGTAAGCGCGCGGTCGAGCATGCGCGTGACCCGATAGATGCCCCCCGGAGACGGACGAAACGTGAGCGCTTTGCCAGCAAACGTGTAGGCAACCTCTACCCACTGACTCGTTCCGTGCCCCGGACACCCCGACGTCAGGTTCTGATCGAGGATGCTTCCCTCGAGCATCTCGGCCGAGAACGCCTCTACCGTCGCGCTCGCCGGCTCGTGAAGAAGGAACCGCGCTGCCTTGTGCGCAGCATCCTCGATGTATCCGAGCGCCTTGAGGTTTCGCGTCATGCTCCGAAAAGAAACGCCCCCGGAGCCGTGCATGCAACTCCGGGGGCGCGTGCCCCAGCACAAGAACCATCACGGTCCAAGACGACCGTATGCTCAGGCAGCGTGCGTGTCGAGACCTTGAGGTCGACCTCAAGGTTCAGTCGGGTACTCCGGTCGGCGCAGTTCCAGCAACCGTTGCCGGCTGTCCGCTCGGTCCCCCGTGCGTGTTCGGCGGGTAGTTTACGAGGTTCATGTCGAGGTCTACCGAATCCATCATGGTCCACGCATGGTCGAGCACGCTCTGGACGTATGCACTCGCAACCGCCGTGTCGACGACCAAAACATCACCCGTGAGCCTTCGCGTCCGATAGATGGCGCTCCAACCGATGGCGGTCCTGTTCGCCGAACCATGCGGTGCCAGGTACTGGAGCGGATGCGTCTTCTGAAGCGGCGCGGCACCACTGACGAGGTTCGTCCCCGACGTCTGAGTCAACGTGAACTGCCCACCGTCCGCGCGCGCCTGGAGAGCTGCGAGCGTGACCGTCATCGAACGCTGAACCCGTGCGTCGAAACATCCAGACCGGGCAACCTGATCGCGGCGAGCTCCTCCGGGTAGAACTTGTCGATCTCCTGCTTCATCCCCGCGTTCGAGAATGCCTTCGGACCGCGAATCTTCTGGATATGCTCGCGTGCTTCCTTCCCCGTCCTCTGCTCACCGATCAGAACGAGCACCATCGCCGCGATCCAGCAGCTTCGGTCGAGCCCTGCCTCGCACGTGATCAGCACATTGGCTTTGGTGATCTCAACGCGCGCGACACCATCAAACATCTTGTCTTTCCCAAGCTTCACCCAGATCGCCCAAGGAACCTTCTCTGGAGCGATCGTCCAAGCGACGAGCGCGGCGCACTCCTGTGCGCGCTTCACCTCGGCCGTCGTCGGCACACCATCGTCCGAAAGCGGACATCGGTAGACCTTCGTCGGAAACCGATCCACATCGTGTTGTCGCTCCTTCGCAGCGAGCACAACGAGGTTGAAGTTCGCAGTCGCGTCAGGGGAAACATCCGCGCCGACCGAGAGATGAGCACCTACGCTCGTAATGTCCGCCATGCTCCGGAGGCTACCACCCGCAACCTTGAGGTCGACCTCGAGGTTCTCAGAACCAATGTACTGCTACGTTCCCGACAGTTCCCGAACTACCAGTGCGTCCGGTCCCATAGCCCACACCTCCCGCACCCCCGTTCGCAGTGACCGTACCGCTCCCCTGCCGGAATCGCGATAACTGGAACACGTTTCCCCCGCCTCCGCCGCCTCCACCCCCAGCATTACCCCCCGTTCCGATCGCAGCTGCACCTGCGCCCCCATTCGCATGGATCGCTCCGTTGTTGATCAGGTTGAGCACGTGGAAGATGAGCAGCCCACCGCCTGCACCTCCACCTCCTCCAACCGCCAAAGCGTTGTCGCTTCCCCCTCCGCCCCCACCGGCACCACCGCCCACCGCATACAACGTCGGCTGATGGCTCGAGCTCGATAGCCCGTCGAGATACCCAGTCAGCTTCGGCGTCAAGAAGTGCGACCCCCCTGCATTCGCACCCTGCGACGAATAGGTCCCACCTGCTCCCCCGGCAACACCCCCACCGTCTGCGCCCGTAGCGCCGCCTGCACCGCCTACGGCGTTGTAATCGCTCAGCCCCTGCGACTGCGCACCTCCAGCACTGACGTGCGCATCAGAACACCCTCACTTGGACATCGACCGTCCAGAGTACGACCGCACCTGTTCCGAGAAGCGTTCCGTTCGCGCACGCAATGGTTGGGCTCGTGCCTGACCCTCCTGGCGTAACCGAACTGCCCGCCATCGACGCATCGCTATCGATCTCCGGTACCACTTGCAGATTCGTTACGAGCGCGACGCTACCGGAGACATTCTTCACGGTCACCCGCGCACCAAAGCTGTAGACGTCGCCGAGCGATTCGGAACCACCGCTCCCGACCGTGGTTACCTGCGCAAGCGCCGAAATCGTCAACACCGCGCTGTGACCGATCGGAACTGTCTGTGGAAGCACCAGCGTCGTACTCGAAGACGCCCCCGTCAGCATGGTTGAGAGCGTCGATGGCGCCGAGCTCTGCGACAGAAGCGATGCGAGCATCGCGAGCGTCTGCGCCGTCGAGTCCTGACCTTTCGCCTGAATCTTCCGAGCGAGCGCTGCTGCGGCGAGAACCACGCTCGACTCGGTCACAAGCTGACCTCCCGCCTCCACGACGAGTGCCTGCGTGATCGAGTCGGTCACGATCTCGCCGGGCAACAACTTGTGCTGCCCCCCGTAGAGGCTCAGCGTAACCGGGTTCAAGAGCACGAGTGCCGTCGTCGTCATGCTCGGCAGACTACGGCCCTGTAAACCTTGAGGTCGACCTCAGGATGGAGTCGTTGCCCGAGTCACGCCCGGCTCGATCTCCCACGTCCCCGCCTCGAGCGTGTGCTTGTTCCCACTCGGATCGATCGCGATCACGTCGTACACCAGGTGCGTCTGACCGTCTCCGAGTGTGATCGTATTCAAGGGCCCGACGCTGACCTGCACGAGCCCAGTCGAAACCCCGGTCGGAAACGTGATGATGTTCGGAGCAGTCCCGGTTGACTTGCTGACTGCTACGGCCTGGTTGTCGTAGTCCGCAACCCATCGCTTCGCCGTGAACTGCACGAACCAACCCGTCAGGTTCATGGGCAACCGCGACGGCTCCGGCGCGACCAACGTGCTCGCTGCAGGTTCGACCTCGCGCGTCTCGTGCTCACAACCGCACGCAAGATGCGCCGTCCCCGGCTGCCAAACCTGGACCTGGAACACGAGCGTGTCGCCGCGGTAACTCCAGCGTACGACTCCATACCGCCCACATCTCTCGCAACCGTCGAAATCGTCCTCGAGCATGCTCCGGAGGCTATCACCCGCAGTCTTGAGGTCGACCTCAAGACTTAGCGCCGAAGGGCGCGCTGCACCTGCGTCAACTGCCCCGGTGCACTCGGTCCCCGAGGACCCGCGTTCATGTGCCCGAGCCCGATCGCCAAGTTGCGAGCGATGAACGACGCCATCAGCACGTCGGCCGTGTGGTGCTGCGGCGTGTAGCTCGTGCACGCCTCGACGAAGTGCCGCACGGGCTCCGGGCATTCGCCTTTCATGTCGTTCGGAATGCGCCAGCGTCCGGTCGCCATCTCGAAAAATATGCCGGCAACACCCATCCACGGATGCGCCTTGCCCTGCTGAGTCGTCGTGAAGCTCCTAATCGGAAGGCTCCGCCCCATCGACTGCGCGACCTGGATCAAGAACTCCTGCTGCCCGTTGTTCTCGACCGCAGCGTAGCTCCGGAATAGCTCGATCTTCGCGAACAGCTTCGCAACAATGGTCAACGCATCCCAGTGCCCACTCTCGATGTCGAGGATGACGTAGCTCTCGCGCGAGACCTCCGTGAACTCAGAACCAGGAGCAGAACAACCGGGACACGCGCTTGGACGAACAGCTCCGCTCGCGATCGTGATCACGCGCGCGCAGCGCATGCAGATGAACTCGAAGCCGATAGACTTCGAGTTCTGCACACCGAATGTGAAGAAGCTCGTTTCTCCACCCTTCTTGTCGGGCGTCACCGCGAGGTCGACCCCCGTGAACGTCGCCATGTCGCCGTTGTACGAAGGCGCGAGCGCCCAGATCCCCTCATCGCGTGCCTTCGCCTTGCACCGCTCGATGAACTCCTCCTTGCAGAACGCGCTCTCGTCATCGCTCGCATCGCTCAAGAAAAACTTCTTGAACAGCCCCGGCGTGTGCACGTACTTCAGCCGCTGCCGCTCTATCTCCTCGCGCGAGTAACGCTCTGACCAGAGAGGCTTCTTCTTCTCGAGGTCCGGAGCGTGCGCGGTCAAGCGGCACCACTCCGCTTTGACGTTCTGAATCATCTTCGAGCCGACGACGTACAACTCTGGCGGGCTCCACGCATCATCCGCGTTGCTGACGTAGATGTCTCCCTCCACGCTCATCCGAAGCGCAGGCCAGTAGCGCGCGACCCGATTGACGTAGTCCTCGTTGTGCCAGGTCGTATTCAGGATACAGAGCCTGCTCGCGAGCTTCGGCTCCATCCGGTTCGCAACCTGCCCGAAGAACTTGTCGTACGTCGCCTGGCGCTGCTCCGGCGTCGCCGTGTTCTCGACGGAGAGAAGGTCGTCCACGATCGCATAGTCGACGCGCCAGCCCTGGATCTCCTTGCTGTCGATGCCGAGTGCCGCGAAGCTCGGGTCCTTGATTCCTGCCGGACGGTCGACCGTGATCTTGATGTCACTCCACGGCTCACCCGATCTCCGAGAGGGGAGAAGATGCGGGGCAATGAGGCGCAGCTCTGCGCTCGACTCGATCGCCTGCCTTACGAGGAGCAGCGGCTTCTTCGCCTGCTCCTGCGTTGCCGAAACGAAGACGCCCCGCAACCGCGGATTCTGGCTGAGCAAGAAGAGCCCAAGACCTCCACACGACACCGTCTTCCCCGTTCCAATCGGGAGTATCACGACGCACTTGTCGTGTTTCGGGTGCATGATGAAGCTCAGAAGCACACGCTGATGGGGCGGCACAGTGACGTGTCGGTTCGTCGATTCGTCGCGCAGCACGAGCTCGAAGAAGTCGACCGGGTTCGTCTTCGCCCTTCGCGCCTTCGCCGCGAGCGCGTTACGCGCCTTCGATACCCGGTCCGCGTCGCTCAGGGTCTTCGCGCGCTCACTCGCATCTTCAAACGCCCTTGTCCGGCAACGCGGACGCGAACACCAGCCGTTCTCGAGTGGTGCAAGCACGCTGCCGCAACTGCAGCAACAACGCTGCGCAGCCTTCAGATTCTGCATCCTCACTTCCTCCGCGCGAAAGGATGCACCCGCCTTGAGGTCGACCTCAAGGATCGCCGAATCGCGGTCTACACGCGCGCAAGCGGAGACTCATCAATTCTCGGGAGCACCTTGCGAAGAGCCGCGGCATCACAATGCCAGCCGATAGCCTGAAGATCGCTCACTCTGAAGCCCGCATGGGGCCTTGCGTCCGGACCGAAGAAGAAAACCACCTGCTGCTGCTCATGCCAACCGACCAACATCATGTTCGTCGCCCAATCGCGTCCATCACGAGAACATCCGAGATTCACGTACACGCATCATCGCAGGGCCAGAGACCCGCACCCCCCACGCGAGCGCAACGTGCACAGCAACGCGCGCACACCAGCTGTAGACAACCGCCTGCCTATCGTCGGCGACGACATGCAGCTCGGAGACTGGATACTCGGTAGATGACGCGAACGCGATGCAAATCGGAAACTCGCGTGCGTCCATCGGACCCGCTCGAACCGATCGCTCTATCCACATGTCGAACATCTCAACCTCCCACTAGTGCTTCGATACGCGCAAATGCGCCTCCGGCGAGCGTCCAGGCACATGCACATGCTCGACAATCCCAACGGAGAGGATCACACATCCGCCCGTTGCGAAGCCGCATGGTCGCCCCGCAACGCGGACAGAACGTCTGCGGCTTGGTCGTTGTCGCCTCGAGGATGACCGAGGAGGCGTCTTCGACCCGCGGGGCGCCTCCGCTCCTCAGCTTCTCGAAAAGACGCCTGTAAAGCAGCGCGCGAGCACCACACGCTATCTCCTCCTCGCTCGCCCAGGAACAGTCCTCGGACGGAGTGCCAGTCCACCCCCGCGCGTCAAAGACACTCACGGGGCGCTGATCTCCACCCCAGTACGCAACAGCACCCCAACGAAAGATGAAGCGCGAAACAGCGATACCCAGCACCGCGAGCCGTCGCTCAAGCGCGACCTCGAGCCGAACACCAGGTGGAGCGTGCGAGCCCGGCAAGTCGAGCTTCTGAAGCCCTTGGAGCGCGAGCAGCAATCCATCAGGACAGCGAACGAGCGCGAGCGCGATCGGCTCCTTGATCACGGCAAGTACCCGAGCTTCCGCCCCGAGTCATAGAGCTCAGCGACCAACGTCCAAACCTGCTCGGCGACCGGGGGCTCATCACCGCCGCTGTCGAGAAACGCACACACACCTCCTTGCACATCAGCCCACGCTACAACCCGATCCACGATCCATTCGCGCCTATAATCGTCAGCCTGCACTTGCTTCGCGCTGTCTGTCTCACCCAAGCCGACCGCGACGAGTTTCTCCTCTGCGCTCTTCGCGCGCATTTGCCAGTACTCCTCGTTCGTCGCGTGCTGCGCAGCCGTGACGATCCAGTTGCGCGCAAACTCATAGAGCTGACTCGCAGGTACAGTCGAAAGCATCTCGTCCGCCATCTCCAAACGCTTCGCGTCGATGTCCTTCTGCGTCTGCCCCTTCTCAGGTGTACTCGCGAGCTCCTTCGCGCTGAGCGTGAACGCGTCGTACGTGCGCTTCGCATCAAGCACTTGCTGGATCGTCATCTCTGGTTTCGCGTCGCTCTCGACAGCGCGCGGCTTCTTCGCAGTTGCGCTCCCTGCCTCATCAAGGTGCGCGCATCCGCACTTCGAGCACTTGGTAGGAGGCTCCGCGCCCCTGCGCACCACGTGAAGCTTCTTGCACTCTCGACAAATGAACATCCTCGTCATCGGCGTGTCCGTTCCAGGCACGAACACGCGCCCTCCAATGAACCCCTCGTGCGTCCCCACCTCACCCGCGTCCCATCCTTCAGCAGCGCCGCAGTGCGGACACGCACCCGGAGGTGCCGCTCCTTCCCAGATCGCAAAGCAGAGCTTGCACGTCCACACCTTCGTCCGCGGCGCCGTCTCACTCATCGCTCATCACCTCCAGGCGCAGCATGCCGCAAACGAACACGCCGCGCAGAAACAAGAACAGCATCCGCAATCAAGTTCGCCATCTCCGGCTTCATCTCGGGTAAATCGAGCTCGCCCAAATCCACCTTCTCGGACGCGCGTGTACCGACGGCGACCTCTTCTTTCATGCCGCGCGCCTTCTCGAACTCCCGGTTGATCTCCGCGCTACAGAGCGGTGCTTCTCCCTTACGTACGATCATGAAGATCTGCGCCTTACGTGCCGCACCCTTTCGCTCTTTCGCGCGAACCTTCTTACCGATCCGTATCGGAATGATCCCCGCCTGCAGCTTCTCTACCGCCCGCCTTCGTGATTCTTTGCCCATCGCTCACCCTGCTCCTCTCCATCGTTCTCGTGCCCGGGTGCAGGAAGCGCGAGAACCGTCCGCGCTGCTTCAATCACGCGCTCTCGCTCCAACTCCTCAGCTGCGAACCGTTCGTACTCGGCGTCATCGAAGCCTTCCATCGCCTGCCGAAGCCGATCACTCGGCCCAGTCACTTCGACGTGCACCCGCTCAGGCTCATCCCAGCCCGCCATAGTCGCGAGCCGCGCTTCGACGGCCATGATGCGCGTTGCGAGCATCGCAATGGTCCGCACATCCGACGCGCCCGCATGTAGCAAATAGAGCTTCTGAGCAACGTTCAGCAACCGATGGTAACTCGCAGCGCGATCACGCTGCGACCCCGTCGCCATCTCACTACGAAGCTGCTCCTCGGCTCGCCTGACCGCCTCCTCTATCTCGCTCCTACGAGGAGCCATTCCCCCGTTCTGCGCCGCTGCCTTCCTGAGCTCCGCGAGCGTCTGCGTCACGAGCGATCCGAACGCGATACCCGCAGTCACTCCCTGCATAACAAACCGCTCGATGAGCGCAGCACGCGCCTGGGCATGCTCCTCGGGCACTTGACCGACTTCTCTCGGAGGCAACGGTATGCGGCGACGAGGCATATCAAACGCGAATCATGCCGCCTGCGCGCCGAACCGCAGCTCAGAGCTTCGGACGGTCGGCGGCGCCGGTTCTATCTCCGCGCGCTCCGCCTTGAGGTCGACCTCAAGGAACCTCTCGGACCCCCTCGGAACGAGAACTACCCCAGCTGGACACACCAAAGCGACGGCTAGGGTCCAAAGCACCCAGCAATGACCAGCTCCCTCCACACGCGAGGGGGTCCAACCCCGCGCTGCGCCGATGAGCATGTCGATAGCTCGAACGACTTCCGGACCATCCGGGTAGTCGGCAACGAGCTCGAGCGCGCCGATGAGCGACCACTCGGTCGCACGAACATCTCGGGCTGAGCACGCGATCTTCCGATACCCGTCCGGATACGCGTGCTCGGGAGCCATGTGTACCGGCTTACGACTCACGCGCCTCCAGCGCATGGCCGCACGCGCATCGCGGCTCCAGCACGCGCGGTCGGCGAGAACGCTCGCTGCGAGCTGCAGAAGGTCACGCGCGTCGGCATCCAACGTAGTGGTTGCAGAGCCCACGCTTCAAGAAGGTATGGCACGTATGGCGGAACGCAAGGATTTGCATCACCACGGATGAAGGCGCCGATGTGTGACAGCGAACCTCGTGATCCAACTCCGCGCATCGCCCGCATCACACGATCGCTGCGCGGTCTCTCCGCAAACAAGACATCGCAGCGCGATCCGCTGCGGAGGATCCGTCGGATCGAAAAGCGTGTATTGCCCTTCGACCTTTCCCTCTGCCCAATGCGGTGTCCACGTCGTCTGGGGCGCGTCGCTCAAGGGTCGCTCCTGATCGGCTTCGATTCTGTCGCGGCAATCAACGCATTCGCAACTGCATTTCTTTCTCGCTCGAGCACTGCGCACCGCTCCTCGCTCTTACCGAGCGCTTCGGCGAGCCGTGCGCATTCCCTCTCGGCGTCGACGAGCAGGCGCGCGTACACTTGCGCGACACAGACCGATGCGTGTGCACTCGCAACAAGCGCGTTACTGACGTCCCGCGCCATCTCGCTCACGTCCAGCTCTCCTTCTCATGTGTAGACAGCTTCAGGAGTGCACCCCCCTGCACCTGCAAGAGCCTTCCGACGATCAAGAACGTGAGCTGAGGACTCAGCCCACTACTCGCCGCCGCCGCGCACATCGCCTTCGTAAGCACCTGCATCGCCTTCGACACGTCACGATAGAACGCCTCCGCCTTCGGCTCATCGATGACCGTCCACGCTGCGAGTGCGTCCGGTGTCGCGATGAACGATTCTCCACCCTCAAACTCAATCACCGGCGCATCCACCGACAACCCATTCGCGGGCGATACATACGCACTCTTCTCGTGTGCCTTCGCAACCCTTCCGATGACGTTTCGAGCGACGTCATAGACGACCTTCCCAACCAGCTCTTCGGGCTTCATGCAGCCCATCATGCCGCATCAGATCTTGAGGTCGACCTCAACGCCGCGGACCTCGCCTTTGCCCAGCCTGCTCCGCGTACGCGTTGGTCAGCGCCTCGACGGCACGCGCCGCGTTCTCCCTCGGCACATCATCGAGAGGCACTACAGTACTCGGCTCGTACGCAGGCACGTTCCAGGCTTCTTGCTCGAGCACCTTCTCGGCAAACGCAACCGCCGCGTTTGGCTCCTCCCAATCGGGACCGAGCCGCTCGGTCCGCTCGAACCCACGCGCGTAACCCTGCTGGTACGCCGAGTCCGCGTGCCTCGCAGCGAAGTCGACCCACTCGGCAACGGTTGCTCGCGGAGACGTTGATGCGAACGCCTCGACGAGCTTCCGAAGACGCGGCGGCGGCTCCGGACCTTCTTCCCACGTGCCGAGATGCTTCTCGACGATACGCTTGAGGCTCTTCAGGAAAGGAGTCACCTCTCCCTTGTCGCCTTCCTTGAGGTCGACCTCAAGCTCTTGTCACTTGCGAACTTGCCGTAACAGATCCGGCCCGATCCTTGCTCTCTCTCTCTCTCCTGAGCATGCGCTTGTCGAGCAAGCCGCTGAACACTCCGCCCTTCTGAATCCTCTTCTTCGCGATCTCGATGTACTCGGCTTCCCCTTCGATCCCCATGACCTCATCCCAGCCGGCCTGCAAGCAACCGATCATCTCGGAACCCGCACCTGAAAAAGGAACGAGAATGCGCCTGGGCTGACCATCCTTGCGCGAAGGGGGGAGCAACATCGTCGCAAGCCATCGCGTCAGCTCGATAGGCTTGAGCGTCGGATGCACGTTGGAGACAAGACCGGTTCTTCCAGCGCCAGCGCGCGGTAAGCTAGCCCCTTTACTACCTGGCGGACATAGTTGATTCACAACTCCAGCCCGTTTCCCATCGCGCAAGGCGCCGACGCCTTGCGCCTTCCCCGGCAACTCATGACACCCCGATTCGCGCTCTGCACGCGATACCTTCGTCGTGTAGAAGAAGCGCGAACTTCCAGAATGCTCCGCGTCGAGCATGGCTGCCGCCTCTTCATCGAACATGACGTTCGCAGGCCAGCGACCCACTGCACTCCGTCCTTCACTCTCACCATTCGCAATCGACGACCACATTCCAGAATGCGTCGGCGACGCATTCCACCGTTCTTCATCTCCAACCCTGCACGCATCGATCGCCAGCGCACCCGTACCCCAGCGCTGCACGTTGTCCGCGAACGTCCCGTCGAGCGGCTTCATCGCGAGCAACACAGGCTCGTATGCGGGCTTCAAAGCCGTCCCATAACCAGAGCACTGCTGAGGCTCAGCAGTGATCGCTTCACCCTTCACGCTTCTCTCGAAGTTCGGACCGCCCATCCCCACGTTCTCACTCTTCTGCTTACCAGCACGACCTCGCCAGTGACCCTTCTGCTTGTCGAGCGCCTTCGCAATATCGCTGCTCTTCGGAAAGCCCGAATTACCAGTCACGAACGCCTTACCGTTCCGACGCGCAACAAACGCCCCGGTCGGAACATTCACGCACCAAACGACACCTTCAAGATAGAAGGGCTCGAACCTCGCCAAATCGGCTCGGGTGAACCGCGATGCTCGAATAACTTGTGATCGCGGTTCGTGGCAAAAAGCATCAAATTCCCCAAGCGATTGTCCGCCGGATCGCGATTGCCATGATGAACGATCTCCACACGCATCAAGCAACGCCCTATCGCCATAGCCACGAACAGTCGATGCTCCATCACATAACCATCCTTCCGAGCCATCGACAGAAACTCCTTCGGGCATCGCACATACCGCACACCCGCATAGTTTCCGTGCTTGCGGAAGATCGTCACTCCTCCCTTCCATGCAGGATTGCTCGCGCCCGACATGCGCACACTGAACCGCGCTTTCGCTTCCAGCGACCACGCAGCACGCCCCTTGTGAGAGTGCTTCATCAATTCTCGTGCTCGAAGCACTCCTCGACAGTGCTTCGAGCACGTCACCCCCTTGCGAATTGCACGCATCTGCGAACGAAAACGCCACACCTTCTTCTTGCACACTGTGCACAGCACATTGACTAACCCCGCACGCTGCTCCTTCGGCTTGCCGGTGCCCATTCGATTGCGACTCTGCACATCGCCAAGACACCCCTTCCCGCAATTCTCCTTGCGGTTCACCTGAGCGATCGTGTGACACGGGAAGAGCTTCGAGCAATTCCTGCACACCTTCCAGAACGGGTACACATGCTCCCGCGCCGACCTCGTATGCCTGCTCGAATACGTACGCTCCGCCTTGTTCAACAAGACAACGATGCGTGCGGGTAACAATTTGGTCTGTAAAATCCGATCGAATTCGATAAGCGGTATCCGCGTAGGGATAAACGAAGAGCTGACGGATCGGTAACCATTCAAAGCTGTCACGCTCAACGTCGTAGCACATCGCGAGACGCCCTTCCGTAGCTTCAAGGTAAGGCACCCATCCCCCATCGACGAGGATCTCGGTGTCCTCGCTCAAGCACCCGTGCAGATACATCAGCAGATCGGTCGGCAAGAACCCTGCATCCTCAACATTCACGACAAGACGATGAAATGTCCTGGGACCACCGAACAACAAGATGTGCGTCCCGGGCTTGCAGACCCGTAGCAACTCACTCCACACGTTCGCGCTCGGCATCTCGTAATCCCAACGCGCACCCATGAACTTATACGCGTAGGGTGGATCGCTCAGCACCGCGTCGAAGTGATCATCAGGGAACGTCTTGAGCGTCTTGCGCACGTCCCCGTGCTCAATCCTCCAGGTCATGAGGTCGCTCTCAAGCCGCGCGCTTCTTCGAAGGCTTCTTCTTGCTCAGCCCCAACGCGACCGCAACAAGCTGCCCCGTCATCTGCTTCGTCGTCTTCGCGTTCGCGCTCAAGAGCTTCTTCACCTTGTCCCTGAGCGCAACCGTCTCGAACGCAATACTGAGCATGATGCTCTTGCCGAAACTGCCCGGCTCTTCTCCGCCATCCGGGAGCGACAGCGGTACACGCTCCGGCTCCACAAGGCGGATGAACTTCTCCGCCTCCTGCGCCGCAAAGCCAAGCAACGAGAACTCGTCGGTCGGTAGCGGCATCTTCTCGTCGTCGTAGATGTCGACAAGAAGCTCGCCGAGCAGCCTCGCTTCGAACTCCCCCTGCACCTTGTTCAGCTTGATGTTGATCTTGCGCGCCGTCTTGTCGTCGACGTCGAGCACCGTGCACGGCAAGTCGGGCACCGGCTTCGCAGCCTCGACACAAAGCTCCTTGCACGCACGCAAACGCTGATGCCCACCGATGATCTTGAGCCCCTTCTTCTGCACCACGAGCGGCTCAAGGAAGCCGTGCTCCCGAATGCTTTCCTTCAGCGCTTCGAACTTCTCAGGGCTGATCGCACGCGGATTGTATGCGCTCGGATTCAGCTCCGCTGCGCGCAGCATGACGCTCTCGTGAACCTTGAACATAGCTCTTGTATCTCCTTCTCCGAAGATGCAGATTACGCCGTGTTCGAGGGACAAAGCACGTTTTGAGGGTGCTCGAGAGGTTGTCATACCCGAGCAAGACAGCACGGCGCCGATCGATCGTACGTCAGCCAGAGGCGAGACAGGGCAAGCCGAGTGTGTGTCGTGCGGCATTGCAGACGATGAACGCGTCTCTCGTGTCTTCGTCTGGAAAGGGTGCGCCCAGTTTCTCGAACTCGCTCTTGATGAGCGCCTTGGTTTCCTTCCGGCTCATTCTCGGGAGCTTTCCGAAGAGGAGTTTACGCGCGGATGAGGCGACGATGGGAACGGTTTCGATCTTCAGCGACGTATGGAGTGTTTCCTTGATCGCACCGACGAGTTCGGCGACGTGGGTGATGGCGTTTGGGGCGAAGCTAAAGGCGTACTGCTCGACGAAGGCTTTGGTGACGCCTTCCCTGACGGCAAGTTTCCACACGGCATGAACGATGGCGGAGGTTCTCTCTTGTCCTCTCAGCGCGCCTTGTTCTCCGAAGCGCTGGAAGGAGATGGCTGTCCACGGTGCAGATGGGTTCCAGCCTTTCGGGAGCACGACTGCGGCGGAGCCTGTGAGCGAGAGGTCGAGCCCGAGAACGGCGTGGTCTGTTGGGGTTCGGTCCTGGGCGTCTTGGAAAGCAGGTGTGGCTCTGGGAAAGAGCACCTGGTGCATGGGTAGGGTGTGTCTGGGCATCTACGTGCGAACCTTGAGGTCGACCTCGAGGTCAGACGGCAACCGCGACGGTTGCCCAGCGGCCGTCGCTTCTGATCTCAATCGCACCTGGCAGAGACGCGACGCTCGCCGGGTCGTGCGAGACCACTAGCGCTTGCTGCACATGCGCAGCGGCGAGAAGGGCAGGCACGTGTTGCGCGAACGCTCTGCGATGAGATTTGTCGAGCTGCGCGGTCGGCTCGTCAAGCACGACGAGGCTCCAGGGCGAGCCCCTGTCGATTCGCAGGTGCTGCCCTGCTGCGAGGCTAAGCGCGAGCCCTGCGAGGTCCTCGGCAGCGCCGGAGCGTGCCGATAGATCGACATCGAGCCTCTGCACCCGCTTCGGTCCTCTCTCTGCGCCGCAGGAGCCGCAGCGCTTCACCTTCGCGGAGGATGGGTACGCAGCACCGCACACATCACAATCGTCGGCGAGCCCTTTGCATTCTCGCTCCCAGACGATATCGAGCGAGAGATCGGCACCAATGGCTGAAAGCATCCCATTCGCCCTGGCACCGATAGCTGTAAGTACTCCCTCCGCGAGCCGTCTCTGCGCGCCAGAGCGGCCCAGGATGGCTCGTGCTTCTCGGCAAACCTCGAGCTCGTCGATCACAGCGCGCGTTTGCTTCTCCAGCCTGGCGATCTCTGCCTCCGCGCCCTCTGCCTCTGCAATCTTCGCTTTGAGCGCGAGAAGCGCTGTAGAGAATGCATCTCTGCGCGCCTGCAGCTCCTCCGGCGGTCCGACGTACACCCGCTGCCCAGCGTCCGCATCTAGCCGCCGCAGCTGATCCCGAAGCAGCGTTAGCCTGGTCGCGCGCACATCACGCGCGAGCACCCTATCGTTCGCCTCCCTCTGCGTACGCCAGGTCCCCTGAGCGTGCTCTTGTGCCGCCAAGAGCGCCTTCTGCGCATCTTTCGCCTCTCTCGTGGCGCTCTCTCCACTCCTGTTGATCTCGTCGGATACGGGGCATCCTCGGCCTGAGACGGGGCACTGCCCGCCGAACGTCCCCTTCGCGACGGTCGCGCGCTGCCTGAAGACCTCCTGGCGCTCAACCACAATAGCGCGCGCCTCCTCATCTCTCGCGAGTGCCTCGTGCAGCACCTTGACGAGCGCCTCGCCGTCCTCCGCTTTGTGCTCCCGGAGCAATGCAACGCCTTCCGCGCGCACCCTGGCACGCTCCGCTGCGAGCCGCTCGCCTGCATCCCACTCCCGGGCGAGCTTCAACGCACCGTCCGCATCCGCGAGTTCACGCTCGAGCGAGGGTACGCGCTCTCGGAGCTGCACGAGCATCACAACCTCGTCTGCAGACCCATCGGTCAGCGCTCTTGCGAGTCTCTGCCTCGCCGCCTCTTCTTTTCCACGCAACCTCTCGAGGTCGCGCGCGAGCCCATCTGCCTTTCCCCCGACCGACTTCGCACATGCCGCGAGCGGCTCGAGCCTTAGCCAACGCGCTACCGTCGCCGTCCTCGTCGCCGGGTCCGCCCTGATCATGCTCGAAATCGCCCCCTGGGCGAAGAAGCTCGTCGTGCCGAAGTCTTCAGCACCGAGACCTAGGATCTGCTCGACCCGCCGCTGCGCGACGTCGCCCGCGAACAGCTTCTCATCCTTCGACGCGTCACCACCCGCGGTGCTTCCCCCCGGCTGCCTTACCTCGAGCTTCGTGCCCCCAGACGCTGCGCGCCAGCGACGAACCACGATGCCGTTGCTCAAGACGAGCGTAACCCCTCCCGACTTCTCACCTTCCGATACCCAGCCTTCCTCGAACCTGTGCCTGTGCGTTCCGTAGAACGCAAACCGGATCGCCTCGAGCAGCGCGCTCTTGCCGCTCCAGTTCGACGAGTCTGGGTTCCGATCGCGCTGCGCCGTCACCGCGTACGCGATCGGCTCGAGCCGCAGCACGTGCTCCCCCCTGTACGGCATCCAATTCTCGAGAGTCAGCTCCGCGACGTGCATCTACAGCCCCGCTCCTTTCAGCATCTCCTCGACGAGCGCTACGAGCTTCTCTTTCTGACGTGAGCGGCTCTCGGCGAGCATCTCCTCGACGACGCGCCGCGCCGACAAATGCGGGCGCGCCTCTGCCTTCTCGGCGAACTCCTCACCGCTCAAGATCGCGTCCCTGCGAGTCCTCTCGACCTTCACCGCGACCGCTCCGCAATCAAGCGCCTGCGCGCGCATCCTCACCACATCCTCGTCGGGACAGTTGAGCGGCGGATCGAGCCGCACAAAGAGCCCGGTCACATCGCCCATCGCAGCCGGCTCTTTCCAGCAAGCGTCGTCGGGACCAAACGTCTTCATCACTGCCGCGTCTACCGGCACGCTCTCGATCTTCATGCTCCCGATGATGCCGCCTTGAGGTCGACCTCAAGGCCGCTCACGCAAGCTCGATGACGAGGAATTGAGGCGTATTCGATTCTTCGCCGAAGGTCAGCCGCGCGAGACTGCCAACGACCTGGATGCCATCCTCCGTCGTCTGGCGTCGATGATAGTGCCCAGAGACCACGAGCAACGGTCGCGCCGCACGCATCTCCTCAAGCGGAAAGTTCCTATCCTTCCCCCGCGCCATCTCGCTCGACTCAGAGCCGAGGTGCATCCCTGGCAACATCAAGTGCGAGAAAACGACGAACCGCTGCCCGCTCTTCACAGCATCATCTGCCGCCGCACGCATCGCAGCACTCGCATCGTACGGCATCGGTGAATACGGGAGCAGGAGAAACATGAACTCCCCTCGCGATCCCAACGTCGAAATGTGCAAACCCGTCGAGACGACCACGATGTTGTCATCACAGAGATACCGAAGCGGCTCGAGCGTCGTCGTCTCACCATCCTTCACAGAGTCGTGGTTTCCAGCGATCCAGATCGACGGGATGCGCACCGACGAAAGTCGTCTAGCGATGCCGACAGCGTAGGCGGACGCTCGAAGAACATCACGCCCATCTTCCGGATCGCAAAGATCGCCGCAGAACACGAATAGGTCCGCCGACGCCTTGATCGCGTAGTCGACCACCTGCTCGCAGCTCTCCCGGATCTCGTCAAACCGCTCCACCCCCGCCGTTCGAGCGTCGAGATGCCAGTCACTGCTGCACACGATCTTCATCCCAAGCTCCTCGCTGTGATCGCATCTGCAATCTCATTCTCGAAGTTCTCAACAAGCTCCATAAACGCTTCCGGATCACGTGCGCGCAACTGCTCGAGCTGCACCTGCACGAGCGCTGTCTTCGGCGCTGCCCCGACTCGCACGAGCTGCTGCCAACGCCTGCGCTCCAGACGCGATAGCTGCCAACCTTTGCCCACCAGTGCTGCAGGAATCCTATCCATCGCGCACCTCTCCCGTCACCGGATCGTGAACACTCTCGACCGCAGTCTCCTTGAACTTCGCCCGCACACGTCGATCAAGCTCGTCACGTAGCGCGGCATCGGCAGCAAGCCGCTTCACAGCCTGGCTCCTGCCCTGCCAGCGCTTGTTGCCAAAGGTGAACCATGTTCCCGACTGTCGCACGACGCCGAGCACAATCCCGAGCTCAAAGATGTCGCGCGCCAGATCAAAGCCTTCAGGTGTCAGCTTCCCGTTGCTCGTCCAAAAACTGAAAACCTCTTCCTTGTCGTCCTTGCCTGCGACCTTGCTCTTGTAGATCGCAACATCGTGCCTCTCGCCGACGACCTCTGCATCTGGTCCCGTTCCGGTTCTCTCCCAATCGCGCTCAACCCTCATCATCAGGCTCCCCTCGAAGAGCACAGCTCGCCCCCCGGTCAGCTTCCAATCCGGCACGCCCTGCGCCTTGTCCCTGTTCTCGCTCTCTCTAGCGATGATGAGCATTCCTGCACCGCTCTCGTGCAAGAGCCCAGTCAACTCGTCGAACCAGTCGGCGTTCATCTTCGCCTTGATCGCCGCACCCATGCCGTTCATGCCGTCGATCGAGCCCTTCTGTCCCTGCGCTCCGTACTTCGCGATCTTCGCAAGAAAATTCTCAGGCACGAGCTTGCGCAGGCTATCGATCACGAAGAGCGCGCTCGTGTCCTTCGGCAGCTCTCCCGTCTTCTTCGCCGCGATGAGCGCCTTGCATCCCTGCCTCACAGCGTCGGCCGTCTCCTCGTAGCTGTTCGGCCGAAGCGCGAGATAGCACGGGTTACGCACGTGCTCGGCGAACAGGTCTTCAACCCACGTGATGGGCGTCGTCTTCTCAGCATCGACATGGAAGAAGAAATGACGGCGCATGAGGAACGACAAGCCGAACCCAAGTGCGAGCGCCGTCTTCCCCTCCGCACTCGGCCCATGCACGACGCTGATGCGCTCAACCGGAAACCCACCCACACGCGTCGAGTAATCGAACCATGGAAAGATCGTCGGCACAGCAAGAACGGAGCGGAGCACCTGACGCGGAGGTCTCCAAAGCTGCATACGGCCCGCGACGCGCGCAAGCGCGTCGCGCACCTTGTCCTTCGGCGGGTCTGGCAACTCCACCAAAGACTCTGCGCTCGGTATCGGCTTACGTCCCATGGCTCAAAAGGGGATTTCATCTGCGCCGAAGTCGCCGAACCCGACGTCATCCTCTGGCGACTCTCCCATGCCTGCGGGTGATTCCACAGCAACAGGCGGCGCGGACGCGCGAGGCACCTGCGCAGGTGCAACTACCTGACGATGCATCGTCGGTACCGGCGCTGCTACCGGAGCCGGCTTGTTCAACTCGCTCCGGCGCCGAAGCAGAGGGAGTGGCTTCGGCGCCGGAGCTGCCTCGACCTCATACTGCATTCCGCAATGCGCGCATACGGTATCGGTCGCCTTGATGGGCTGACCACACGTATCGCAACCGAACATCTCTGGCTCGGGCACGCGCAGCGGAGGCGCTGCTAGTGCCTGCCTCGGTGGAGGTAGGGGTTGCGACGTGTGCATCGGAGGCGCAGCTAGTGCCTGCCTCGGTGGAGGTAGGGGTTGCGACGTGTGCAGCGGAGGCGCTGCTAGTGCCTGCCTCGGTGGAGGTAGGGGTTGCGACGTGTGCAGCGAAGACGCAACTGGCTGTGGACGCGGGGGAACACGAAACGATGCCGGTTGCGATGCTCGCAACGGAGCCGGCGACGGCACCTGTTCCTCTTGCATCGCAGACAACTGCGCTTCTGCGTCGGGCGTGAAGAACGTATCCCACGGCAACTCGATCTGCGCTGCTCGTTCAAGCTGCGCTCTGAGCGTCGCGGGCTGGTAGTTGCCCGCAAGCATGCTGATGTCCGGCGCGTCGGTCTCACTGATGAGCCCGTTGACGACGGCATCGAGCGGAATATCGACCCGATAGGCGTCGTACTTCCGATCGGGAGACTCGTTCTCCTTGTACTCGAGGCAAAACGGATACGGGTTCTTCACCGGGTCGCCGAGCCCGGGATTGCGCAGACTGCGTTTCATCTCCTTCTGAATCGCGAGCTTCACCTTGTCCCCCGCAGCCTGACCCTCCTTCATGACCTGGACACCCTTCGCCGGCTGATCCGCGTCGACGAGGCAAAGGATGTATTTCAGTCCCGCCTGGCAGTTCTCCTTCCACCCAAACTTCGGGCTGATGCCGGCGTCGTACATCTCCTGCTTCTGCACGTCCGCAAGCCGATCCGGCTTGTAGCCGTTCCACATACCCGCCGCTCGCACAACGACGCGCGTGTTCGGATCTCCAGCATCGAAGTCGAAGATCGGCTGTAGCCAGTGAATCCGACCTGCGAGAACCAGCCCGTGGACGTACTCGACGAGCAAGCAAATTGGGCAAAGATGCGGGGGGTTCTTCCGTGCACCCGTCTCCCGATCGCGCCGGTATTGCTCCTTCAACACGTCGTCGTCTTCGAGACACCGATAGCTCCCCGAGAAAACAACTCGGTGCGGCGTGCGCGTCTCGGGATCGTCCCGAACGTCGATGCGCGGCAACCCATGTTGCCATCCCATCGCGAACGGAAGACGCCGATGCAACCAGAAGTTCAGAAACCCCTTCTTCTTCCACTCCGCACCGAGGAACTCACTCCGGCTCCTGCTGTCGTACGAGAGGAAGTCATCCACACCCATGATTCGCAGACCGCTCATTCGTCGTGTCCTTTCGTGCTGCTCCTGATGAACGATGCCGCCTTGAGGTCGACCTCAAGGATCACTTGCGCACCGACGAGAGCATCGTGTTGAGACTCCGCACCTTCTGACTCCAGAGCTCGCTAAAGCGCTCACAGCGCTCCACCGTGATCTTCGAGCGCTCGAGCCGCAGCTTTCCACCTCTCCACTCATCAGGGAACAACTCGGCGATCTTCGATTCGACATCGAGGTTCGTGATCATCTTGCGCCGCGCTGCTGGCTTCTTCTCCTTCTTCCCCTTCGTCTCTTTCGTCGGCTCCTCTTCCGTCGGCTCCTCTTCTGGTTGTGCCATTTCGAGCGCCTCGCGCGCCTGCTTCCAAAGCGACGCATCGACCTCTGCCTGGTCGAGCTTCAGCCTCTCATGCTCTAGCCGCGCAGCAGCCCATATTCCGTGCGCACGAAGCGCTCGCCTCTCCGCTTTATCGAGCGCCTCGTACACGGTCGCGTAATCGCGCCTGTTGTCACCGACCTCAAGAAGCTGCTCGAGCTCCTCATACTCGCGGTCGATGTTCATCTTCCGAAGCACATTGCAGACAAGCTTGTTGTAGTCGACGCTCTCGCTCACGACCACGCCGAGATCTGAGGAAGACTCGCGCGGTGAAGGAACGCGCTTCTTCCACTCGTCGCTAGGAAGAGCGTGCAGTGGATTCTCCGGCACCGTCGCGTCCATCAACGCATCGACCTGCGGAACTACTTCCTGAACAACCTGAGCGAACCCCTGCTGCACCTGCGCAATACTCGCGCGCATACCCTCTACCAACTGCTTCGCTACCGGCGACTTGTCCAGGCTCAACACTACCTGCGGCGGAGGAAGATACTCGCTCAAGAACTCGGGCATGCTCGACGACGTTGCGCCTTGCTCTACCCACGCGATCGCTACGTCCCGCTGCATCTGCGAAAAGCCTTCAACGTTCGCCATCGTCACGTGCAGACCCCCTTCGACGAAGAGCCTCTCCTGCAACGCCTTCGCGTCCGGCCCTTGTCTCTTGATCGACAGCCGGTACGGCAACAAGCACTCAGGCAACGACTGAACAGGCGAGGCGGCTGCGTCCAAACCCAACCGCCATGCGCGCACCTTCTCCCGCTGCTCGGGTCCCCACGCGGCTGCGACGAGAAGGCTCACGTCGATACCCACCTCCTTCAAGCTGGCAACGAACTCGCTGATGTTCTCCATCGCGGGCGCTGTACGCGTCGGTGCATGCGGCTCAAACTCCTCGAACGATTCTTGCGGCTTGTCGCCGATGTTCGCCGACACTCCGACCTGCGTCTGACCTTTTGCCTTGCCTATCTCGCTGCGCTTCCTCAACGGGGGGTTGTTCATACGCGAGATGATGCCGCCTTGAGGTCGACCTCAAGGTTCACCGAAAAGGCTCCCCGTCTTCGACTTCGCCTTCCTCGGCGCACGCTTGACCGCCTGCGCATCGTCCGCGAACAACTCGCGCACAACCTTCGTTCCTGGTGCGTCGAAACGCGCCCAGTCCTCGGCTGGAAACGCGCTCTCCAGTAGCCGGCGCGTCGGTGCCCAAACCACGTCGTCCCAGAGATACCTTCGGTCACAACTCCCGGCGTAGTCACATGCTGGGATCACACCTTGCGGCTTCGCCTTCCCGTCAGAGACCACATACGCAATCTTCGAGCCCATGCCGACGTAGACGCCTCTCGCCGACAGCATCTGCGCAACCCGCACGTGCGGAGGCTGAGCAACGTCGTTCCCCTTCGTGCTCTTGCGCCGCGAGTAGTGCTTCAGCTCCTGCGAAAGCCCTTTGACGATCTGCACCTCCTCGACCGCAAGCTCCCCCTCGAGCACACGCACACGCCAGCGCGTTGCCATCTCCGCGTACAACGCTACATCCTCACTCGGCCCAGGCGTCTTCGAGACACCCATTCCCCCCATCAACAAATCGATCGCCTCTGCCATCAGCTCGCGCGCGAGCTTCGCCGCGTCCCCACGCTTGTACGCGAGCCCCTTGATCTCGGGCTTCGAACCCGCAACCGCAGCCGTGCCCTTATAATGCGCGAAGCGGCCCGAGTACAATTTTGCACCGCAGAATACCAAACGCTCGAACTCCTTCTCATAGGCGAGCTTCACGATGTTCTTCTCGCAGCCGCAGTCCTTGAGCAGGCGCGGGTAGACCTCGCTGTTCAACCACACAACTGCCTCTTCTGCGGTCTTTCTGTCGATGCCTTGGAGCCAAAGCCCATCGGTGTCGACATAGATCACGCGCACCTCCGGGTACCGCTCGACAATCGCCCACTCCGTTTTCTCCGCGAGCCATGCTCCTGTTTGCGAAACCGACTCCGCGACCCGCTTGTCGTGGAACCTACACCCAGCGTTTCCCTGTCCTCCGTAGAAGCTGTTCGGGACGACCTTGAAGCCGGTCGTCCAGCGCTCAGCATCGTGTGCCTCCGGCGTTCCGGGCGGAAGCGAAGCTCGGAGCACGCTCCAGCGCTTACGCTCTGCGAGCATATGCTCGATCGCCTCTGGCACGATGCCGAGCACGTCAGTCCGGAAACAGATGCCCGTCTTCGGCGCGCGACACAACCCTACCGGCACCGGGCCATTGCACGGACCCGGAGTACGCGTCTCGTAGGACATGTTCCACGAGACCATGATGCTCGGATACATCGACGAGAAGTCAACGACATGCACGCCCTTCAAGATGCCTGCCTTCGTAGGCGGCGCCTTGTTGTAGCTCCCCTTGTACTGCTCCCCCGGGTGCTCCTCTGCGCTCCGGCGCACACTTGGAAAGTGCACGCCGCGCTTGTGTCCGATCCGCAGCAAACAGGCATCCATCTGCGCGGTCGGCAGAAGCGCGTAGCTGTCCGAGAAGAGCCCGCAGATCTCCGCAACCGTCTGGTGCAAACGCAGGTAGCCCGTCTTCGCCTCAATGCGTCGCATCAGGTCTGTGTCCCGATAGCAATACCGCACGAGCCGCTCTCGCTCGTCACCTCCCGCCGCCCACGCATCGTAGGTGCGCCGCGCGTCGAACTCGTCCTTGCCCTCTCCGAGCTGCGCATGCGCGACCGCGTTCAGCGCGTAGCTCTGCTTCTCCTCTCCCGACTCCGAGACCTGCGCATTGAGACGCTTGTAGAGCGCCATGTGATCCATCCGCAACCACCGGCGCGGAATGCCTCCCCCGATCTTCCGATCGCGCGTACGCATGGCGAGGATCGGAAAGTCGAAGTCGTCACCGTTCCACGCGCAGATCTGGTCGAATGGTTCAAGCGCAAGATAGAGCTGCTTCAGAAGCACGCGCTCGGCATGCTCGGTATCGTCCTCGAGCACACCCTCAGCATGGTTTCCCTCGTCATCGACGAGGCTCCAGCAAAGAATGCGAGCACCATCCTTCTTCGCAACCCCAAGCGGCACGCGGCTGTCCGTCTCAAGATCGAGATACGCTCGGCGCGGTCGCTGGATCTGCACCTCCGGATGATCGGCCATCCAACGCTTCGCGGGCGAGCAGTCGCCCTCGTACGTCGCGATGCCTTCCTCGTGCATGTCGTGCACAACCACGCGCCGCGCGTTCCAATCACGCCATCGTGTTCTCCACCATTCGCCCTCGGGCACATAGCCCGTGCAAAACTGGTCCTTGCGCCATGCACGCGCGCGCTCCGGCGTCACATCCAATCGCGCGAAGTAGACGACGAACTCGGCGCGCACACGGTGTCGCTTCAGCTCTCCATCGGGCGCTCGGTGCAAAAGCATCACATGCGCCTCATCGCCTTCCAGATACGCATTGACCAGCGCACTCATCTCCACACCTCCAGCACACCCCAAGGATGCCGCACCCCAGGCAGCTCCCGGCAAATTTGCCGGAAGCTCCTTGAGGTCGACCTCAAGGATCGCCGAAAAGCGGTTCCTGCCTCGCTTCTCGCGCCTCGCGAGTCGTTACGCACGCTGCGTCCGCGAGCCTGGCGCGTCCGATCGCCGCAACCTTCGCGTCCTTCTCGATCCCAACGTAGCGACGAGCGAGCGTGAGCGCCGCAACACCGAGCGTCGCAACGCCCGCAAACGGATCGAGAATGATGTCGCCCCTGTCCGTAAACAACTCGACGAGCTCGAGCATCAGCGAAAGCGGCTTCTCGGTCGCATGGCTCCGCACCAACTTGCCCCGGTTGATCACGACCGCATGCGACCAGACGCCCGCATGCCCTCCACCATTCCAGTGCTTCCGCCCCGGCTTCCGATGACAGATGACGACCTCATCGTGCCCAGCCGCGGGCCGGTCGCCGGAGAACTGCGGCGCTGGGTTCAGCCTCACCCACGCGCCGGTCCTGGCATAACTCAGCCCGGCGTCGACGAGACTCCTGCGCCAGCGCCAGGCACTCTCTGGATCCGAGAAGACCAAACTCCAACGAGAGACCAGGCGTGCTGCCTCCAGGGCGACGATTCTGCGCGTCGCCCTGGATAGAGGTGCAAACCCCACGTCGACCACCCGACAAACTCTGCTACGGGCATCCTCGCGCCATGCCGAGCCAGCCTTCTGGCCGCTCCGCACGTTCACCTGTACCCGCCTGCCATACGGCGGATCGGTGATCATGTGATCGACTCTGCCCGCGAGCTTCGGAAGCACATGCCGCGCATCTCCATGGACGAGCGCCCAGCGCCGTTCTCGCGCAAGAACACGCGCGGCAGCAACAAGCTCCGCGGCGCTCACACCCCGGTCCGCCGCGCCTCGTAGCTGATCTTCCAACCCTTGCCATCCGGCATCTTCAGAACGCTGAGCAAAATCTGCACTCCATTCTGCGCGTCGATCCATCCGTAATTGTCGCTCAGCTGAGTCGTGCGCACCGGCTTCTCCTCGACGTTCTTGGTCCGCCGATAAAGCCATATCTGACCCTTCGGCTTCGCCAGGACGATCGTCGTCAGGCCGTCCGCCTTCTCTTCAGCCTTCTCATGCGACTTTGCCTTCTCGAGCTGCTTCGCCTTCAGCGTCTCCTTGCCCTTGCGCTGCGCCTCTCCTCGTCCCGCCGCGATGTTCAGCTCACGAACCTTCTCACGGAGCTGACGCACCGGCGTCGTTCCTGCAGCAGCAAGAAGCTTCTCACGCGCCTTCGGGGGTGCGTTCAGCACGATCTCGAGTTTTGCCATTCCGGTCAGCGCAAGCTGCTCACGCTGGTACGTCTTCGCCGCGTACATCAACCCATCCGCCATGCGCGCAGAGAACCCAACCTCGGCCCGAAGGAACGCCTTGAACGTCGTATAGCTAGGCGCCTTGCCATCCTCATCCATCCGCAAACGCCAGAGCGCAGGATTCTCGCTCGACTCCTCGGCGATACGATTCAACTCGTTGCCAATATCCCAGCAGTTCTCGCTGAACGTGCGCTTGTAGCGCTGAATATTTCCGACCGCGACTTCTAGCTCGTTCTCCGTCGCTATCGGCCGCAGCTTCTCGACACGCACAATCGGACGCGTAAACACGTTCTGCCCCGCCGGAACAATCAGCCCCTTCTCCTCAACCCTAGCTGCCGCGAGCGAGCTATCCGCCTCACTATCGCTCCCTCCCCCGATCGCGCTCGACGAAGGCGCACCATTGAGCTCCCCGCAAAACGGACACGCATCGAACGCGGCAGGTCCGACCGCTCGACACCTATCGCACTGCGCCATCTCTACCCGCTGCTCTCGGAGCTGCTTCTCGTAGTGCGCATTCAACTGCTGCGCGAGCTCCGCAATGCTCCCCTTCGCCGCGGGTGCAATCTTCGCTGTCCGAAGATTCACCCTGATGCGGGCTGCGTTACACCGCTCAAGATCAATCCCCTGCTTTTCACTATCTACACTTATCATAACACTCCTCCGTTCTCGCAGCCCAACAACACGCGCCTCGCGCGCCAAACCTCGTCCTTAATGATCGTCCTCGCGCTCTTCGGCGTCAGGCTGAAAAGCCGCTTGTCCAAAGGGTTCGCGATCCACGCGCGTACAGCAACGTCGACGTCTCCCCCCGCCGCGATGAGCGCGTGCAACGCGGCGCGCCCGGCAAACGTCTGCGCAACCTCAGGGAGAAGCCGAAGCATCTCGCCGTAATCGTGCGCATCCTCTACTAGAGGTCGCTCGTCAGCGTAGCTCTCCAGCAACTGCGCACTCGAATTGCCCTCTTTCATGAGCGCACTCACACACCACGCATACTGGCCCGGCCCTTTGCGAGTGTGCTTGTTGCACTGGCGCTGCATGTGAATCCAACGCGTCGCCTTGTTGTGCGCGCACCAGCAGACGTACCCGCCTAACGGCATGCCGCCAGCCTTCCACCGACCGAGCGCAATCCATGCGCCAAGCAAAAGCTCTTGCTCGACGTCGTCGACCGTGACAGTGGGGGGCAGCTTCCAATCGCGAAAAAGCGCAACGGCCATGCGGTGCCAGTCCGCGCGCGTCCGCTGATAGAAACTCCTGAACGTGATCTGTTTCGTCCGGAGCGCATGCAGCTCCGTCGACAAGTTCGACGCCATCGTACTGATCTCCTCGGGATAAGCCTCTTACGCCCTACCATCGCGGCTGGGAACTACCTTCGCATGCGCGATCCGCGGCGCCTTATAAAGGGGGTGCGCGATATAGTTCTGAACAGCACAACGGAGCTGAAAGAGGTCGTCGACGACACTCGGCGCATCCGCCTTCTGTAACCCCGCCGCGAACCGCACGGCACACACGACCACAGCACGCTCGAGCTCTTCGAACGCCTGCAGCTCCATCGCGCGCTCGACACCGGGCGACAGCGCGTGGGAGATCGGCGCCTTCTCGATCAGCTCCGAGCTTAGGCGCACCCCCTTGTGCTGGCGCCGCACGTGCAACGAGAAATGCGTTCCGATGCTCGGCGCGTTGCGCAGCGCCTCGTACTCGGACGCCGGAACGCCGGCATACTCGTACTCCCCCCCATTGCTGAACCGAATCCGCAGCACCCGGCGCTCTGCGTCGTAGCCGACATGAGAAATGTTGCTGCTCTGCACTGGTTCCATCAGCATGTTTGCACCCTCCTTCGTCCTCACCGCACGAATCGAACGCGCGCGCCGCTCTGCCTCTACCAGAAACACAACGATGGGTCCGCCCGCGAGGAACTCTCCAAACCTTGAGGTCGACCTCAAGGTCGTTAACTCTGCTTTCTCGGCTGCACGAGAATCAACGACTTCCGCGCACGCGTAACGGCAACGTACTTGAGGTTCTGCTCCTCGATCGACACACCCTCCGCGCCGCGCGACAGCAGGTATGTCCCCTCGAGCACCCACGCGCGATCGCGTTCCATCCCCTTCGCCTTGTGCGTACTCGAGAGCGTGATGCGCGTCGTCTCATCGCCATCCGCAAACAAGCGCAGGATCTTCGCAACTACAGCCGTGACGCTTGATTCACCCTCCGAAAGCACATCAACACACGCGTGAATGTCAGCGATCCCGCGCGCATCCTTCCCGCGCTTCGTGAGCCGCGCTTCCTCTCGAGCACACCAACTCGCGACATACTCAAGCATCGTGTCGACATCGTCCGTCTTCGCCCTCCGCACGACACCGGCGAGCTTCGCGCCGACATCGCGCCCTTGAATGGCAGCTGGAACGTTGCAGCGGAGAAACGAGAGACACAGCTTCAGCAAAGGCGCATTGACCCGCGAAAGAATAAAATCGCCGGGCTGCGCCTTTACGAGCATCTCCCCCTCGCTCGCGCGCTCCACAGAGCCTTCCTCCGCGCCTGGCGCCGCCTCGATGTACGGCACGATCTGCTGCGCCTCCGCAACGATAGCGCGCGCACAGCGATAACTGACTGAGAGAGGGAGCACCTTCGCGCCGAGCGCCGAACGGACCTTCTCGAACGCATCCGCAGCTGCACCGCGAAACGTATAGATGCACTGCCGCGGGTCACCCACCGCGACGATCCTTCCTTTCGGCCGAACGGCCTTCAGCACAAGCGCGATCTGCGCGGCGTTCAGATCCTGTGTCTCATCGACGAACACACGATCGTATTGAGGGACCTGAAGATCGAGCACGTACGGCAAGAAAATCATGTCGTCGAAGTCGATCGTCGATTCGTCGTCTAGGCACGCATTGATCACCGCACGGACATCCTTGATGAAGGCGCCGCGCTCTTCCTCTCTCTCCGGCGGACAGATTCCGTGCAGATCGACAACCTCGAGCATCTCCTCGTCGCCACGCGCCAAGTGGCTCTTGCAGAGCGAAACTGCCTTCACCACCGACGTGCACCACTCGCGCTTCTCGGGATGTGCCTCTACCTCCAGGAGCTTGCGCGCGATCGTCGCGCATTTGTCCTGATCAATCACTGGGCGGTTCAACGCACGCGAGACTGCGCGTAGACCTAACGAGTGAAGCGTCGCGATCTCGGCATCGCTCGTCTTCCCCGTGCCGCAGCACCTCCCACACATCGATCGCAGCGAGTACGAGCCTATGGGCTCGCAATAGCCCGTTCCCCCGCAGGCCGTACAGATCAGCCGCAGCTTGAGCTCGTTCACAATCGATCGATTGAACGCGGCGAAAAGCACGCTCGCACCTTCCGGCACGTAGCGGAGCGCTTCGAGAATTGTCGACGTTTTGCCCGACCCTGCAACGGCAGAGATCATCGTATGCCCGGTGCCCGAGGCGACATCCTCGAACACAGCGCGCTGATACTCACTCCAAATTCTCTCACCCATCGCTCCTCACTCCTCTCCTCCAGCGTCGTAGACACACCTCGAGCGCCCGCTGACAAATCTCAGGAGGCTCCTCGTTGCGCGCGCCCCGGTGCTGCCGCACTTCGCACGCGCGCGACAACTCAGCGGTCGAGCGCTGCAGGCGCCCGCGCTCCAGGACACACAGCGACACAATCACTGATTCTCCGCGCTGCACATACCGCGAGTACGAGCCCACACAATGCTGCTGCGCGCGCCCATCCGCGACGAGCTCCGCCGCCGAGAGCAGTAGGCGCGCACATCGACGCTTAGATCACATGTAGCCATGACAACCTCATCTTCTGTTTTGAGGGGTGAACCGAATCGCTATCTACTAATAGTCTTAGCGCACTCTCCCGCTCAGCTCTAAGACTTTTTGCAGAGGCCAGTACGATTTCTCAGGAGCACACAAATCACGCATCATTCCGCGGCCCGCCCGGCCGGCCGATCGCAGCTCGCGGCGCCTTCCGGAGCACCGAATCATCTCGCAACCAGCGGAAAAGCGTGTCGCGCGAGATCCCTAGGATCGTCGCAGCACCGGCCCATCCCGCGTAGTCGCGCACGTGCCCTTCGGCGCGGCACATCGCATCCAAGATGATCCTACGCCAGCGCGCTGGCTCACGGTATCGCAATAGCCGCAACGCGGCCGCGCTCACCGACGCCTTCACTTAACACCTCCTCTGACAGGCCGAAAATCCCACGAGCGCCTACCCAGCCAGCCCGGATAGTGCCCACTCCTGCACTGAATCAGAGCAACGATCCCAAGCCGCCGAACGTATTTGCGCAATGTTCGCGGTGCGACGTGGAGCTTCCGCGCCGCGACCTCCGGCCAGCCATCCCCGGCATCGTACGCCGCGAGAATTTTCTCGATCGCCTGCTCGGGAGCAGAGCGCACAAGTCGCAAAATCAGTCTCGTCATCGCCATCTTCTCGATCCTATAGATGCCGCACTCCGTGCATCCTCGGCAAGCGCCCCGATCTTGAGGTCGACCTCAAGATCTTCACCGAGCCTTCTCGGGGTCCGCAAAGCGCGTGCAAAACGCACTCTCTGCCGCGCGCAACTCATCTCGAAGCCCGAGCTGCGCGACCACCTGCACGAACTTGTCCACCCCCACACGTAGCGCGCGCGCCGTCGCTGCGTGCGAACACGCATTCAGCGCGAAGAGCTCACGGACGATCCTGCGCGCCGATTCCGGATCGATGTACGCAAGATCGCCGAGGTACAGATCGCGAATCATAGCGCCGCCTCGACGAGCGCTCGCAGCGCGCTCGGCTCCATCTCGTTCGCATCGAAACCCTCGGGCGGGCGCGCGCGTACGACCCGCCTGTCCGTGAGCACAGAAGAAATAACCGCGTACGCGCGATCTCCCGCTGTGTCCGCATCCGTCGCGATCACGAACGCATCAAAACGTCGGAGTTTGTCGACGACACGCGGGTCCGTCGCATGCCCCACTCCTCCAGTGCCAAGAACGGCAATCGCGACACCGCGAACCACGCGCTCAATGGCGAGCGCATCAAAACTTCCCTCGGCAACGACGACAGTTCCTCCGCCAGGTCCCCAGTGCTCCTCGCCGAAAACAGCACCCGTATCCGCACCCTCCTCTTGCGCAGGCGTCAAATACCGAACCGGCGCACGTCTATCAACCGCGCGCGCCGTGTAGCTAAGAAGCCGCCCCGAGGAGCTCCTCGTCGGAACAACAACTCGTCCCGCAAGCCTACCCTCGAGCGCGAACGCGAGCCGCCATCTACGTGCTTGCCAAAGAGTCACGCCACGCTGAGCGAGGTAGCGCCTGAACGGCTGCGGCCAGGCGAGCACATCGGAGATCTCGACGCCGGCTGGAAACCGGAAGATTGGCACGCGCGCGATCTCGACCTGCGCCATCGTCGGCACGTCGTCTTCCTCGACGAGCGCGAACTCCACGATCCAATCGTCGACGCCGTAGTAGACCCCGAGAACCTCGCGCACTAGCTCCCTCGGTCCTCCGCCAAAGCCGCAAGCGAAACAGTGATGCGACGCGTGGCGCGCACTTGCGGGGTCATCCACGATCGTCCAGCTACCCACGTTCCTGTCGTCATGCCGAGGCGCCGGACAGAGTGCGGTCCAACCCTCTCCACGCCGCCGACCAACGATGTCGAGCGACACGAGAAGCTTCCCAACGTCGACCCGGCTCCGCACTTCAATCTCCAAATAGATGGCGCCAAGCCCAAACTAGGCGCGCAATAAACCCGCGCGGCCGCTCGAGCCAGCGATACGCCAGCTGGTGCTTGATCAATCCGTGAGAAACCCCGATCGGCGCGCGCACAACGAGCAGATCGTTGATCGCCGAGTCCACGCTCTGAAGCGTCGCACATGGTCTCTCGAAAACCCCACCGCACATGTCCGCAGGTGTCCTAAACCCGTGCATCTCCGCGATCCGCTGCCTGTACTCCCGATCGAACATCCCCAACCTCCTCCTGCACTCAATCCTCAAGCCTGCGCGATCACCGGCACATCGTCGAGGAACGCGCCTATCGCGAGCTGCACCTGCCTAAGCGTCCGGTCCACCCTCGCTCGCACTTCCTCGTATCCCGGATCGATCCAAGGAGGCTCGTAGTCCAGCAGCGCCGCACGTGCGTCCTCAATTCCTCTGATGATCCCATCGACGCGCTGCCTGTCCATATCCTGTGTCCGATCCTCTCAACCATGATGCCGCTTCGACTTCTTCCCCCCGCCACTGAAACTATCCATCGCATCCGGTCCTTCCCGCTCACTGGGCCGATCGTAAGGCACGCTCGTTCCTCGACCGAACCACGCAAGATCTGGGTTCCATTCCAGCTCGACGCTCAAAGGCCAGGGTGCGTAGCGCTGCTTGAGCACGTCGACGACGATCATGTCGTCCGGCACGTTCTTCCACTGCGCAGGCCGATAGACACCGAGGATAGTGTCGGCAACATCAACCCACGCACTCGTCCCCTTGATGCCCTCGCGCGTCGGACGCTTGTCCGCGCGTACCTCGACATCCTTCAGCCTCTGCTGCTGCAACAAGATGCCATGGCACTTCGTCCCCTCGCAGATCGCTTGCTGCCGCCATAGTGCCTGCTGAATCTCGCTCGGCGAATCATCGACGAGGCATCGGTCCCAAAGGTCTGCGATGAACACGTCAGCACCAGAGTCTTCAATCAGGTGCTGGACGATGTCGAGGTTCTCGCCGTTCGTCTCCTTGCCAGAATGCTGAAAGGGGTTCGGGATGTACCTCACCACCTTGTCGATCTCTTTCGCGCGCGCCTCGACCGCACAAATCATCTCCTCCGACGCGCCTATCTGAAGTTGCCTACGGCTGACACACACGTTCTCTTCCGCAAGGCTCATCACGGCCATCAGCTCGCTCGTCTCCTCGGCGCTCATCTCCCAGGCGCCGTAGAGCACACGCCGCCTCTGTCGCGCCTGTCCGAGCGCGATGCGCGCCGCGATGGTGCTGTTATGCGTAGGAATCATCGATCGCCCCGCTAAAAACAAGTGCGAAGGCGCATCCACAGCAATACACCTCACAGGAACAGATGGCACAGGGCGAACCGCCTCGATATACCGGCGCTTGTGCACACCGCGACGCTTACCCGTGCGCAACAAACATGCTTTGCGCTGCAACCTGAACAGCGGAAAGTCCGCCGTAAAGTGCACGTTCCACGCATCCCCAATCACGCGTCCCCCGATCTTCGCTACTTTGTGCGAAGCGACACTTTTCACACCAAGTGTAGCCAAAAGCTCAAGAAACCCATCCCGAAGTACAGGGCTCGTCGTGCACCAGGACGCTTTGCCAAGACAACGATCCACCGTACCATCCATGTCCATCAGCCCCTGTAGCAGCGCGCGCCGCTGCACCTCCGATGCGCGCAAATATATCACAGGAATGTGTTTCCGATTCAGCACCCCCAGCCGCTGCAAATCACCCTTCAGTCCACTTACACACCAACGCCCCTTCGTACTCTTCTGCTCCCACACGCTATATCCTAGGGCACGTATCTCCTCCACAATCTGCACATCGAACTTCGTATAATAGCCCGCCGAGCTAGTGTCGTCGCCCAACCACACACCTAATAAGTACGGATGCACGGGTAAATGCACATCCGGAAGTATTAGCGGCGCAGCTACCGCTACAGCATGGTTCACCTCCTCACGACTTGCCGTGCAGAAACGAAGTGTTTTGGCAATTTCTATGGTCGTTCTTACCTTTCCCGATACATCACTTCGCGTGTCGGCATGGTGTAACAACAACGCATCCGAGACATGCGGCCTACGCACTATGGCCCCGCGCCTACGTCGTCGTTGTTCTCGAAACTCAGGCGTCCGCAAACGAGACAACGCCCGTTCTCGCGCACTCATCGTCAGCCATAAATGTTCCGCGTCCGCAACGATCCGCGAACCATCCGAAAAGAGCAGCTCGTAACATTCGTGCTCCAACATCACGGATGAGCACCACACGACTCGCGTAATTGCACCACTCTCTGCAAAAACTAGATCGCCCGGCACAATAGCACCCATCGTTGTCCACCCACCCGGGGTAGGAATTGGCGTATCCAACGCCAAAGCCTTCCCGCCGCCCGATGTCCCAGTGATTACCGTGATCTTCCCCGGCTTTGCTGCCGGGATCAGCCGCGGCTCTCCAGTCTCATCCTGGTACGTATCGAGCCCGGCGATCCCGTAGGGATAAATGCCGTGCCCCGCTGCACGTGCACGAAGATCTACGCCGAGCTTCGTCGAAACCTCGCTCGGCGAAAGAATCCTCGCTCGCTCACGCCAGACGCCGAACGTATCCCCAACTGCGCGAGCAAGCCCACGCACCTTCGCCGGCTCCGAGAGCGGGTCAGCAAGTGCCTCGAGCAGCGTCGTAATGGGCCCGCGTACGGCGTCTGCGCGAAGAGCATCCCACCGCACGCCTTCGACGTAGTGCGAGAGATCTGGCGGAACCTCGGGGCGCGACGACGCGAGCTGCGAGAGATACTCGATATCCAGATCTGGAAACAGCCGCTTCGCAGCGGCCGGGTCGTACGCGACGCCTCGACGTTCAAGTTCCGCAAGCGCTACGACCGCTGCGCGATGCTCTGGAATCTGCCAGCGCTCTGGCGGAAGCACGCGCAAGAGTCGTCGTCGCTGCTCGCTTGAGACGAGCAACGCGGCAAGCACAACCTGCTCGGTGTGCTCGTCGATCCGCACCGTCCGGCTCGGCGCCTGACCGGGCACCTGAGACCTTGAGGTCGACCTCAAGGTCCACCCGTTGACGCACTACCTCCTCCGTTTGCTCTCCACCGCACGACCTGCCGCGCGCTGAACTGCAGCCGCCAGCCGAGCGGATTGATGACCCGCCCGTTGTTGCGCCTCCACTTCGTGCTTCGCCGCTCCTCGCCCCACGTCCAGCGAAGAAGCGGCACCGCCGCCTCCGCCTTCCCTTCGAACTCGCGCTTGACCAGTGCGTCCGCCGCGAACATCGCAAGCTTCCAATCCTGCGCGGTCATCGCGGGCGCGACCCCGTAAGTCTGCTCATGGCACCACGCCCAAAGCGCGACAAGATGTAGCGCGCCCGCCCCCGCGTAGTTGTCCGCGAGGCGCATCTGCACAACCTCGCCGCACACCTCCTCAATCCGACCTTTCGACGGCGCGCGTGATCTGCCGCGCTTGCGCGTCGAGAGCTTCTCCGAGAGCGCAACCGACGCGTTCGCGATCGCGATCACGCTAAATCTTCCCGCTGCAGACTCCAGCCCTAACATCTGTCGCCCCATAGCGCGCACGAAGAGTGAATCAGCGGGACTTCATCGCTGCACTCGACTCCTGCAGCGCTACCTTGAACGCCGCGATCTTCGTCGCATACGACTTGCGAGCAAACGCCTCGCACGCGGCGTACGCACGCGCCATCGCCTGCTCAGGCGTCTCGCCGTCTTTCACTACGGTTGTCATCTCGAACGGCCCGATGTCGAAGTTGTTGTACCGCTCGGGGGAAACCTTCATCAGACCCCACGTCACCGTCACCGTATCAACCATCGCGTTTCTCCTTGGTAGCTGCTGCATGATGCCGCACTCGGAACCGCAACCGACTTCGCGCGCCTGCGCTCCTTTCGCGCGTCGATCCACTCGCCATCCTCGCCTTGAACGAACACCGGCCGCCCATCATCGAAGAGCGCAGGCCAGTCCTTCGCGCGACAAGCGTCCAGCAGATAGTAGAGACGCGCCGGTCCTTCTCCCCCCGCGATGCGACAAATGCGCCCAGCGACCTGTCCGAAAAGTTGCCGGTTGCTTGCGACAGGCATCGCCGCGATGCCAACTCCAACACGAGGAAGATCAACACCGGTCCCCACAGCCTGCACCGTTCCTACGGCGACCCGCAAAGAACCACCGAGAAGACCTTCCACCGCCTGATCAAGCGCAGCCTTGTGCTCAGCACCTCCAACCATCAGCCCCGCAGCAATGCCGCCCCTCGCCAGCTTCCCGACGAGCCTTCTGCAATGCTCCACCCGCAAGCTGAAGACCAAGATCTGCTCACCACGCGCTCGCTCCTGCTCGACCACGCGCAGCACATGCTCGTCTCGTCCATCCGCCTGCGCCATCGCGTCGAGCATCTCGCGATACTGATCACCACTGCTCCCCACCATCGAATCCACAGGGGACTTCCAGCCTGTGGGGATGACCCGAATCTCGACATCCCGCACACGCTTCCTCGCAACGAGCTCCTTGCGATTGATGCTCAGCGCGAGATCGCCGAACAGGTCGTACGCGAGAAACTCCTTCCTGTCCGCACGCCGCTCATCGGCAGAAACACCGACCCGATAGCGCGCCGCGAACGGATCGATGCTCGCGATGAATGTCGGTGCGCTGAAGCGCTGCAATTCATCGGCGATGACTACGCCGAACGCGTCGAACACAGGATCGCCAGCCGGAAACCTCGCAAGCGCCTGCTGCATCGCGACCGTGATCGCACCCACCGTCTTCTTGCCTCCACGGATCTGACCCACGAAAGCACGCTTTACACCGAGCCCATCCCTGATGCGCTCCATCCACTGCGAGAACAGAGCACCGGTCCAGACGACCACGATCGTCGGCTTGCGCACCCGCGCGATCAGCGCGAGGCATATCTCCGTTTTTCCGGAGTTGTGTACCGCAACACCGTTCGCAATGAACGCCGCTGCGCGCTCGACTTCTAAGTCATACGTTGCTTGCCGACCTGCGTACTCGACGCTTACTAGCTGCCGCGGTGCAAGCATCGACTTCCGACCCCTGGTACCCATCACACCGTCAAACAACACAGCAGCACCGACCGAAAGTGCATCCAGCCGCATCCAGCCGTGCGACGTCAGCAAACGGTGATCACACGTCAGCGTCAGAACACAACCACCCGCGAACTTTGCACGATAAACATCGCGCACGCCGCTACTGCGCGCTGCAAGAACACGCGCAAGATGAACAGTCCCATCTTCGAACGGCGCACGTACGAACGTAGTGATGTCACTTCTCCACCGACGACCTGCGCAAAGACCGCCATTGAATGCGTACACCACATGGTCAAGGCGCATTTTCGCGCCTTTTCCAGCGCGATTGATCGTCACTATCGTATCGCCAACCAAACACCCTGTAGGCGCGCGCAGATAACACGTCTGCCGAGCAACCACGCGCTCGAGCGCCTCCGCCTGGTCCTCGAAAAGCGTCCTGCGAAGCTCGGGCCATTGGAAACTGGACGCTGGCACGTATGCGCCGTCACTCCGCGCGTCCTTGACCCGAAGCTCAGCACCACTCGAGACGAGAAGCGCGCGCACTCGCGACATTCCTCCCCTCGGAAGCGATAGCCATGCGCCCTCGTCACGCCATGTCTTGATGAGCCTCGACTCCTTGCGATGGTCGAACCGGATACCGAGATGCCGCATCTTCTCGTGCTGCGGGTTCTTGTGTTCGAAGAGCGCGCGTAGCGCATCGAAATACTCCATCGAGAGGTCCGCGCGAAAGACGCGCACACGCGAATCGACCAAAACACGAACGATGCTCACCGCGCGCATGATGCCGCGTACGACACAAAGAACACCATGAACGAACTGGACGATAGACTCTGGGAAGAGCGGCGCAGGCTGACGCGAGATGACCGATGCGCGCTCGTCGCAACTGCAGCTCTCGCTCTGCTCATCATCCTCGGCGTACTCACCGGCGAGATCTGGTGGTGCACCCGCGCACCCTCACACTGCCCACCTACCGTTCTCCGAAGTGGTAAGAATCAACCATAGGCCATTCCTCCCGGCTCGGTTCCTGCACAACCAGAAGTTTCACATCAGTTCTCACAAAACTTACGTCAGAGCTTCCAGGACAACAGGCTGACACCGGGGAACTCCCGGTCAACATCTTCAAGTTGAGCGATGCGTGCTCGTCGAGGGACAGCACGACGAGCACGCACCAAATCGCGCAACCAACGTTCTGCGCAAACTCGCTCCGCCTCCTCCGGCTCACGACGCGCGCTGCCGCGCGACCAGCCAGACGACGCACGCGACGAAGACAAGCGTCGCGATGACCTCTCCCCACGCCACACGGCTCACGGAGACAGACTCGCGAGGCGACCGACCTCTACAGACAAACGCGCGACGGCCGCGGCGGATACCTTCCCGCCCCCCGAAAGCTTCGTCAGCAGAGTCTCGCTCGTCCGTAACTCACGCAGCACACGCATCTTGCCTAACCGCACGCACTCTCGCGCGATCGCCTTCTCGAGCTCCGCAGGTACGCTCACCTGCGCGCTGACGAAAAAACGCGGACTCTTCAGCCCATCTGCCGTCCTGCGTACCCGCGTGTCCGCCATTGCTCCATCTCCGCCATCACATACACAGATGATGCCGCCATGCGGCCTACCCCGACCACGACCCCGACCGCGACCTCGACCGCGACCACGACCACGACCCCGACCGCGACCACGACCTCGACCGCGACCACGACCACGACCCCGACCCCGACCACGACCACGACCGCGACCCCGACCCCAACCTCGACCGCGACCACGACCGCGACCACGACCCCGACCACGACCCCGCGCGGTCAAAACCGCCGCGCAGGATTGCAGCATTCACTTCGCAATCCTCGGCAACGAATGGGCCCAGGGCGCACTATCCACCAACGCCCCACGCCAAATAACCGCGCGCACCGGGTACGGCTCAAACTCCCGTATCAACCCCTTCGACAAAAACTCCCCATAGCGCTCAGTATCGGCAACCCATCCTGCCTCTTCAAGCAAGAAGAAGTCCGGTCCGATCGCAACCACACGTCCAATGTTGATCATCGTGACGCTGCGAAATACCCACGCCTCGCCGACCTTGATCGGCAGCTCTATCGATACCTGCGTCCCGGCAACGTTACCCACCAAAGCTGCGATTTCGCGAATCTGCTTCACGCTTAACTCTTCGATGTTCAGTTCCATGCTCCATCTCCGCCATCTCCGCCATCACATACACAGATGATGCCGCCATGCGGCCTACCCCGACCACGACCCCAACCGCGACCTCGACCCCGACCACGACCACGACCCCGACCGCGACCACGACCGCGACCTCGACCGCGACCACGACCACGACCCCGACCGCGACCACGACCCCGACCGCGACCACGACCACGACCCCGACCCCGACCACGACCACGACCGCGACCCCGACCGCGACCCCAACCTCGACCGCGACCACGACCCCGACCACGACCCCGACCTCGACCCCGACCTCGACCGCGACCGCGACCCCGACCGCGACCAACAAGTCACATCAAAACCGCCGCGCAGGATTGCAGCATTCACTTCTCCTCCGTCATGCGTAGACAATGCTTCCTTGAGGTTGACCTCAAGGAAGCAACACTCTCATCGCAGCGCTCCGCAACCGCCGGGCAGCCTCCGCAATCTCTTCTCATCCGGCAGATACCAGCGCGAACGCCGCGCGCACGATCTCGACCATCTGGGCCTTTACCTTCTGCTGCTCCGTCGATGCCTTGTTCATGCTCCCCATGATGCCGCGCCGCTCCTTGAGGTCGACCTCAAGGCACCTTGCAGACACCCCAAACGAACCACACGAGCACCATCACCACAGCCGCAAGCACACACAGACCCGGCCCAACCGCCCATCGCCCGCTCATCACTCCCTAGCGCTCAGCACCGCGCACGTAGATGGCATGTCTCTCTCGAGCCAGTACCTGAACGCCGATTGATACGCTACCCACCGGACTGCGACCTGCTCGGCGTTTCGCGCGATCCATTGCGCATGCGCAGCCGCAACACTCAGATGCTGGCTCCCGAGCAACAGCATCGCTCGCAGCTGAAACTCCTCCCGCATCTCGAGCGCGCGCCTGTAGTCGTCTGCGATGCGCTTGTCCCCACACGCCGCGAAGAACCTCTCACGCCTAGCCTCCTCGCCCTCCACTACAACACGCGCGCTCTCTACGATCGTCAGCAGCGACTTCTTCTGCTCTTCATCCAT